GGAACATGGGCCGCGGCAGCAATTTGTTTCATTCTTCTCCTACAAGCTGTTGCAACTCTTTTGCAATTTGCCTGATAGGAAATTTGTGCTGGATAAACTTTTAGAGGCCCAATACTTACGGCTAACATTTCACCAATTTCATCAAACAATTCTTCACAATATGTTTGTAGATCAGGATCAAAGAGGAAATTTACGTGATCTATTGTACCAAAATGATATGCATGGTCCTGATTTTTAACACAAATTTGATTTAATTCTAAATATTTGATCCTAAGATGAGTTTCTTGAAGTCTTTGTTCTATGTCGGGTTCAAAATGAGAAGTAAAAATAATTTCATAGTTAAGGAATATTTGTTCGTTTTTGTCTTGGAGTAATATTTTTTCATTTTGTTCATCATTTGATAAAATATATAAACCATTGAACAAAAAAGTTTCTTTAAGATCATCATTTACATCCACAACTAGAATAACATTATGTTCCATCATAAGTTCAGATTGTGTTGTAACGTTGAAAATAATATCCTGAGTCTGTTCATCTGTGACTAAAATTTTTGGTGTGGTTTTGTCGATGAACGAAAGTAATTTTGTTTTGAGAGCTAGTCTCATATCATTTTCTGGTACAGGATCCATTTTTGCAAACTAATGATCTGCTTAGATATTAATATGAAATTACACAAGCGACATTAATTATCAATTTTTTCAAATAAAACCAATTTAACTCATTCACAACAAATTAAATCGATTTTTTGTAAAATCTGCTCTAAAGACTGATTTTAGACAAAATCGATTCAATTTTTTGCAAAAATTAAATCGATTTTTTGTAAAATCTGCTCTAGAGACTGATTTTAGACAAAATCGATTTAATTTTTTGCAAAAATTAAATCGATTTTTTGTAAGGCCAATCCATGTATTGGCAAATATTTTTCCAGACTTTGTCATGTTCTAAAAGTTTTTTGGCATTTTTAAGTAAGGGGAAATATTTAGCATAGGATTCCAAACCAAGAATTTCGCAGAATTTTTTCAAAACGTAGTAGTAGTTTAGGAAATTTACTCTGCCGCTTGGACAAAAAATAGCAAAGGGAATTTGAATATCTTTAAACATTTGTTTTATTTTGCGTTCAACATCTCTACTGAAACTTGGAGGTTGCGTGCCGTTAATGCGAAGCAACAAATATGGTACATGTTCATAATATTTTTTCAAATCCAAATTTTGTAAAATTAATCGTAATCCCTTGATATTTAAATGATCTTTGTTTAGTCCACGTTTACGTAATTCATCACCAATTGCAGAAAAAACCTCAGGAGGAATATCAATTGTGCATTTTGCTTGAAGTTGTCCAAGAATTTCAGTAAGATGATTTGATCTCTTGTATGCTGTTGCGTTATCTTGGGTTGGTTCTTTGTAGGAAGGTTTATCAGTTGAAATAAGTGTTTCCATGGTTAAACCACAAATTCTGCAAACATTATGACCAGCATTATGATTAGGAATCATTTCTCCACCACATTTAGGCAACGGACAAATTTGTCGATTTACCTTACTACTGAGCATACCTGTGGCTTGCAAATACTTAGTGTTAAGTTCAGCTTTTGTGCACTTTGCAGGTTTTACTTGAGATATTTTAGTACTGGATATGTTTTTGATGATGTTATTAGCTTTTTGAGATTCGATTTCCTTGTTAAAATAACCAAGAATACCACCAGGTTTACGTTTGGCATCGATCGCCAAAGTAATCATGGCTTCTTCATCAGAAGAATAATCTGCATTTTCAACATCATAATAATCTGTCAAAATATCTACAGTTTGGTCTACATAATCCAAAAAATCTTCAGCACTCTCAATTTGAGCAATATCATTCTCAAGAGTTTTAATCTCATCTAACACCTTGAATTTTTGTTGTAGAGCATTTGGATCCTGGCCTGAATTGCCATTACGATTGCAATTCGTATTGTCTGCGAGATTGCTACGCTTGTGGTCTATTTTTCCTGGATCCTTGTTGAGGAGTTCCATTTTCCTACGAAGAACTGCAAGATGTTTTTTCTTTTCGGGTAATCCTTCATTTACTTTATCTAAATGTTGAAGTTTATCAGTATGTTTTTGGTCTAGCGTATACTGAACTTGTGCAGTTTTGTTTGCTCTCTGATTTGAAGCTCCCTTTTTTAGCACAGATTTCTTCATAGGTCGGTTACTTATATATGATAAAATGCATCAAAATCCTTTATATTGGCCTTGAACGAAAGGGCTTAGAATTTATTTTTTCATTTTTGAATGCAAATATGGTTTTTTCTCAAACAAAAAATGGCCCAAAATACGTGACGCCTTAACATTTCGAAAATTTTTAGACGTTTTCGCCCTTGAAAAAAAAATTATCTAATATAGGTATATTAATACTAACATGCCTGGTGGATTGATTCAATTGGTAGCTCAAGGTCCTCAAGATCTCTACTTGACTGGCCTTCCTCAAATCACATATTTTAAGATTGTCTACCGTAGACATACTAACTTTGCTATCGAGAACATCGAACTAAACTTTAATGGAAATGTCGGATTCGGTCGTCAAGCTAGTGCAGAGATCCAGAGAACTGGTGATTTGATCACGCAAACTATCTTGAAAATGACTTTGCCTGAGGTTGCTTATGCAGGTGATTTTAAAAATTACAGACACGTTCAGTTTGCTTGGGTACGCAATATTGGTATTGCTGCAATTGCTGAAACTGAATTTGAAGTTGGAGGAACTCTCATTGATAAACATTATGGAGACTGGTTGCAGATCTGGCACGATCTCACCACTTCCCTTGATCAACGTAAGGGCTTTGATGAGATGATTGGTAACACACCCGATCTCACCTCATTGTCCAGTCTTGATTGGGTTGATGATGACGACAACAAGAGTGCTATTTTGAAGAAGTCTAAAACTTTGTATGTTCCTCTTCAATTTTATTTCTGCCGTAATAACGGTTTGGCGTTGCCTTTGATTGCTTTGCAATATCATCCAGTTAGAATTACTGTCAAGTTCAGACCTGTTGATCAATTGTACATTGCTAGTGATGCTTTCAAGGCTGGACGTCCTAATCTCGCTTTGGAAGAAGCCAGTTTGCTTGTCAACTACATCTTCTTGGAGAACATCGAGCGTCGCAGATTTGCCCAGTATACCCATGAGTATTTGATTGAACAGCTGCAATATAACGGAGATGAGTCTATCTCTAACTCCGCTAACGGAAAGTACAAGATTACCTTTAATCACCCCGTTAAAGCATTGTTCTTCATGCCTCGTTTGGGTAACTACCAAGGTGGTAAGTTCATGGTCTACGATGACAATGACTGGAATGCTGCTAAGGAGAGAGCTGCCGAACTTTTGCTCTTATCTCAGTTCGATTTGGATGACTTTGGTTATTTCAATGAGATTCCTGACTCAGTTCGTGAAGGAGATGACTACACTGACTCCAATGGAGACCTCGACACCAAGTACGTCGCTATTGATCCTACTAATAACGATCATTACGGCCAGTTCTCATTCGATCATCCTGATACTGAGGATTCTTTCGGATCTGGTAACAGCAAGGTTCTTATTGGTAAGTTGTCTGATGAGTCCAACTTGCTGTCACGTGGAAAGAACGACTTGAGAAACAAGATTGATGGTATTGTCCGCATCTTCTCTCACAAGAACGGTGATAGCTCTAACTTCTATCCTCGCGTTGAGAGAATTACTCGCAATGACTTGAACATGCGCGACTTGTCTACTCCTGTTACAAAGTTCGACAACGATAACAGAACTCCCTATGTTAAGAAGTTTGATGTTAACGTCTGGCAACACGATAACACTGGTTTGTTGATTGATCGCACGATCAACCCTGTTACTGATGTCTTGCTTCAGATTAACGGACAAGAACGTCAGGGACGCAGAAGCGGAGACTTCTACAACAGAGTCACTCCCTTCCAAGCTGGCTTGAACAGCCCTGGTGCTGGTTTGGGTATGTACTCCTTTGGTTTCCATCCTCTTGAGCACCAGCCTTCTGGTACTTGCAACTTCTCCAGAATTGACACTGCTCTTCTTGATGTCAAATTTGGTCACTTTGCTGCTCCTGATGGAGAGATTTTCGCCAACCCTGCCAACAAGTTCCAGATCATGGGCTTCGGTTACAACATCCAGCGTTTCATCTCTGGTATGTCCGGTTTGGCCTACAACTCATAAAGTGCAACTGTTTATCGCTGAACTTAGGATTTGCCCTTAATTTTTCGCATAAAAACATTTATTCAAAAAATTTAAAATTTAAAAATTGCAATACTAAATTCTCTACCAAAGCCATTGACAATATTTAAAGTTTAACCCTATCTTTACACTGTAACAAACAATAAATTTCAATAAATTTCAATAAATTTCTTATTGATATCCAAAATCAAATGTCAAATATCGAACAAAGTTTTGATACAACACAAATGACCATCACACCACTAAGTGCAGCAACCGTATCTTCAGCTACAAATGCATCGATTAGTCCCAGGTCGTTTGTAAAAAAAAATTCCTCAACGGTAACTTTCCAAGGGCCCTATATCCATATTCCCTGTAAAGTATCTTACTTATCCAGTCCTGAAGTCCATCGCATGGAACAAAGCCAAAAGTAAATAAGCGCAAAATTTTTATTTTTAAATTTTTCAAAAATGAAAATTATTAGATTTGATAAAACATATCACAATCATCTAACAATGATAAACTCTCTAGCGATGATTTATAAGATGTTGTGAAAACAACACTACCCAAAGTTTCATTCAGACCAATCTTAAGAGCTTGAAGGATGTTTTTATTATAATAACCAGCTGAATATTCAATGATCATTTCCATGTTGTCAATTAGTAGAGTGTTTTTGCTGCCTTGTTCTTCCGGAGAACCGATAGCTGTGGAGCAGCTGTCAAACATATCCAGTAAGTATTTAACTTTTTGATTATCACTCAAACCAACTAGTTTTCTGGCTGTGATAAGTACAGGTTTGTCAAGATTTTTAGCAATTGAACACAGAATAAAAGTTTTTCCTGATTTATTTTTACCTTCAATACAAATAATTCGTCTATCTTTCAATTGTTGGACCACCAATTTTGTCAAGGTAATGTTTTCTTTCTTGATTAGGCTTGTAAATTCATCTTTGATAGGCTTGAATGCCTTTGCTTCATCTGCAAAATCCTGATATGTTACGTCAACTTGCTTTATCGCTTTGGTACTTGATTCAATATTATTAAAGTCGATCAGTTCTCCTAATTTATTTTGAATTGTTTTTTGTACCAATGACTCAAGATCTGCTCCAGAATAGCCTTCTGTAATTGCCGCCAGTTCTTTAAGTTGGTCATCGCTTAGGAATGATCCTCCATGAATTTTTAAGATTTCAAATCTCGCATTAGTGTCAGGCATAGGTACTTTAATGTGCAAACCAAAACGACCGGGTCTCAAAATAGCCGGGTCTAACATATCAATTCGGTTTGTAAGAGCGAAGACAATAATGTTAGATTGTTGATCCACTCCATCCATCATTGTAAGCAATTGTCCAACCAATTTATCATTATGGCTGCTACTTTCTGATCCAGTACGCGTTGTTGCAAGAGCATCAAACTCATCAAAGATAAGCAAATGAAGATCTTCTGGATTTTGTTTAGCTGTCTCAAAGCATTCTCTGATGTTTTTTTCTGACTCACCAACATACTTACTTAGTAATTCAGGTCCATTGATAACCCTAATATGTTTAATACCAGTCAATTCACCTAATCTTCTGGCAAGTGCTGTTTTACCATTTCCTGGTGGACCATAGAGAATTACACCCTTAATATGTTTGATACCGAGTTTAGTACACAAATCACTGTTCAACATTCTTGTTGCAAATACTCTTTTAGTTAACTCAATTAACTGATTTTGAAGACCTCCAACTTTTACAGAGTTAAAGTCAATATTGTTTATTGAAACTTTTTGAGAGTTAGTTTCGCCTGATAATTGGATCTCAGTGTTATCTGTGACTAGTAACGGTTCGAGAACTTGAACCTCGCCGTTGCGAGCTACAATCTCATTATGTTTTTCAGCAGAATAATGTTGAACCTCTAATGATCCCATCTTGAAATTGTATATAAATCCGGGATTTACAACTGTGCCTTCCAAAAGTCTTCTAATTATGGAAACATCGTGAATTGGTTTATTGTTTTTGTCTTTAAAGTTTACTATTACGTATTCTGCTGATTTCGGTTTTTCCACAGAACTGATAGTCACTTTGTCTGATAAACTGAGATTCATATTTCTTCTATCATTGGTGTTCAAATAAAGAATGCCTGTATTATCGCCATGCACTGGAATACATTTTTTTATCCATTTTTTGTTGATTATGATGTAACTTTCTTCAGCGGATATATTCTCGCTTACTTTAATATTATTGAGAGTTTCATCTGATGGAATACACTTAGCAATTGAGTACATAATTTATTGCTTGCGAATAAGAATAATGTTAAATTTGTTCTACCACATTCCAACCAATTTATCCTGCAATTTTTTAAAATTAATATTTGTTTCGTAAAACTAAAATTACTTTTAAACATAAGTCAAAATAATATTCATACTAGTGGGTCTAAGTATGTATTTGTAGAACTTATTTTTTCTCAAAAAATTTCTTGAATGTAATCTTCCGCGAAAAAAATTAAGGTCTGGATTTGCACGTTTTAGAGAATATTCGGAAACATGTGCACTTATTGCATAAAATAAATCTTTATTCGACAGAATACCTAATAAACATCTGAATATTTCCAGATTTGGGTTATTAAAATTATGAAGCAGAGGACTATAATTCAGACTTTGTGGCTTGCAATCCAAACTTAACAAATATTTAACAATTTGAACATGCCGATTTTTAACACTGTGTCTGAGCGCGTATTCATCTAAACTTTGAGGATCACAACCAATGCTAACCAAGTATTGAAGCATCTCCATGTGACCAAATTCAGCAGCTTTTCTCAAAGCACAATCCGATTCATTATGTGGATTGCAACCGACACTTATGAAATATTTTAATATTTCAAGTTCACCAGAAATTGCACATTCATTAAAAATGGATTGATTCCTAGATTTGGGATCGCAACCAGCTTCAACAAGATATTTAACTATGTGTAAATGGCCATGATCGACAGCTCGTGATATCATTATATACGGACCGCTAAAATTAACACTACAATTACAATCTTCAATAAAATATTTAACAATATTAAGCTGGCCAAATTCTGCAGCTTTCACCATGCCATCAAGCATATGAAATCTACCTTTATGAGTTCGAACAGCTTGATCTACCTCTCGAATATTTCCAATCGAGCAGTTATGAAGAAACAAGTCTTTGTCAAAAATATCGAAGGTCGCCATTATTCTCAAATGTCAATACAAAAGAAATGGTATTATGTTCGCGCAGATTTTAGGGTGTCAATTTTTATTTGATAAATCAAACAAAGATAAGTTGCATGTTAAACTTTATTTAATCTGCATCGATCTCGGATTCAAAATGTATTTTAGAAAATTGTGCTTGTGTGTAATTTTCTTTGTTGATGTTGTAATTTTAAAAAATTTAACGTTTGAATTTGAGTCATCACGTGCCCAAAAAATTTTATGAGTGCGAAAATAATCAAGAAGAAATTTCTTTGTCAGAACACTTAACAAACACATGTAAGTTTCTACACCAGTAGGCGCAAAAAATATCGAATCATATGGATTAATTGGATAACAATCTAAACTAAGTAAGTATTTGAAAACATCTTTCTTATTATTTTTTGCACTGTGTCTTAATGCATAATTGTCCAAACTTTTAGGATTGCAACCAATGCTAACTAAATATTTTAATGTTTCCAGTTGACCAAATTCTGCAGCTCGTCTTATTGGACAATTGTATCCTTTCTTTACTAAATATTGAACAATATCTAAATGTCCACGTATTACTACAAGAGATAACACTTCGGTAGAACCATCCGAGTTTCCATTTTTTGCATCCGTTGTCATCTAAAAATGCTGACGCGTTTTTATCAGCAATCTAAAGATTGTGTTCAATATAGTATATTATTTTCTCAATATCACTAGAAACACATGCATTCAAAAATAATGCTTTTATTACCTCATGATCAGGACGGAACATTTTGACTAAGTTTGTTACAACTTTCAAAAGGGAATGGCAAATTCTTTTTGCAATTTTTCTTAAAAAATTGCAAATTCAAACAGTTAACAAACTTCTTCTTTAATAGTAAATTAGTTTGACTTTGTTAATTATCTGGTGAAAATGGGTGCGTGGCCTTCAACTGACGGAAAATATCCTGATTTTTTGCATATGGCGCCACATTTGGTAAGTCATTGTTCAGAATACCAAAAGAAAAAGAAGAATAACACTCCACAATTATCTGGAGCTGATATTCATTGTGCAAATTTGGAAAACATTTTGATTTATGCAGGTCTCCATCAAAGTTTGGGATCTGAACCTTTTTATGAACAAGTATCAAGTGTTGCATATGGAATGCCACACATTGAAAGGGATATTGATGAACATATTTCTGTAAATATTGTTGGTTTGTGTGGAGGAAACATAGAAGAAGCTGTAAGACTTTCTTCTCTACACAAGCAATCTTACACAAATCTTATGAGCAAAGAAGACCCTTTCTCAATACCTTATTTTATGGGTAGAGCCTTGTAGATTTTTGAATTTGTTTAAATTCGTTTTCGAGTCTGTTTCGATCTGGCTAATTTAATCTCACAAATCTTTATGAAATTAAACTAAAAACTATTTCGTTATTTTTAGTTAGAGTACAAACGTATTAAGCTATAAACGAAGTAATCTTACAGATAAACAAACGTAAAAATGGCGTCCATGGCAAATAGTGCGCTTTTTCTGCGTATTGAGGAACAATACGTGGATCATTTGGTTGATATACTATCACCTTCTCTCTACACATCGATGGCCCAATTATATGAACATTCAGTTAAAATTGCTGCACAAACAAATAGACCTGGAGATATCATTGCCATATTTAGATCTTTATTGGATGGTGTTGATAATTGGAATCAAAGCAAATTAGAAGCAATCACCGAGCAAATTAAAAAAGAAACAAGTTCATCAAACTACTTAGATTCTTTAATTAAGTGTGTGGTAAAATCAAATATCATCTTGTTGTCTTATTCGAATCAAGTTAGCGATTCTATCGGACAAAAATTTTATGAAAATCTCTCAACAGTAAATTTTCTTCATAAGTGTTACTCGTTTTGTGCAAATGATGCTTTCAATAATCCATGGTTATTCTTGATCTACGATGAAAATGGAAATGCCATACCTGCTTTGGAAGTTAGACGTAATATGTTAGTTATTAAAGCAAATATTGACTTAGCCATCAAAAGAGCCGTAAGAAAAATGATGCCGTTGGAATTGTTAACACAAGAATTTTTGTTAAATACTGTTGATATTATTGCCAACAAAGGCTACCAATTTGAATTACTTGATCAAGTTCAAGGTCAAGTAGGCCAATTGCAGGCAAAACGAAGCGAAAGAATATCTAAACCACAAACTTTGCAATCGAAATTGGCGGGTGCCGGACCCAGTTCTAATGTTTCCAATGTTTCCAATCCAACTGTTCCAGGAATAGCACAATACCAAGATATTGATGCTTTGATCAAATCTGAAGCAGCAAAAACTCCAGCAGAAAAAGTTAAAACTTTATTGGACTTGGATGCTAAATCCGAATCAAGACAAAAACAACTTCAGACAATGCAAACAAGAAAATCCTCTGAAAAAAATAAATTCAAACCTCCAACTGCCAGACCTTCTAATGAAGACCGAGCAGCCATTAGGCCTTCAGGTGATCGTCCAGAAAAGCCCAGGCATCAAGGAAAAACTTATGCTGATGAAGACATAGATATTAAAGAATTTGATGATCAAGAGACAATTGAAGCAGATGAAGATGACGATGATGTTAGAGAAACAGCATTGACTACTTCTAGTGTGGGACAAGGGTTGCAAATTGTTTTGGATTCAGGTAAGAAAAATGCTTCAGGTAAATCTCCGAATAAAAAAACACATGGACAACCAGATTTTGATACAGAACGTGTTGAGCCAGGAAGTGGCAATGTAATCGAGCGTTATGGGAAAAGTTCAAGACAAAGTGTACGCACAAAAACCAAAAAATCTAATTAAGAATCAATCTATAAGAAGGAACAATGACATATGCACACATTTATCAAAATTCTTATATAGTGGCCATTACTCTTTTTATTATATTGTTGGTTCTGTTCTATATTTTTGAAATAGGTAGCAGAAAAGAAATTGTTGACGGTGAAGTAAAAACAAAATTAAATTGGCAGTGGCCTTTAGCAATATCTTTAGTTGTGTGGTTGTTGTGGCACTTCTATTTGTTCCCCCCAGAAGGAACATCAGTCGGTTGGACATCTCCGCCCAAAAAAGAAATTTCTAACCCAATCTTTGAACCAGAACTTTCCATAAGAGGCGGAGCAAGTTTGCCTACAAATTCTATGCCTACACCAGAACAACAATTTCAAAAAGCAAACAATTTTATTGTACAAAACAAGATAAATCCCGCACCACCAATTGGAACTTTTGCGACAGTCAAACCTGATCCTTTTGGTGTTCTTAAAATGAAATTCTAATATTAGCTTTAGTGAATGTTAGAATTATTTTCTACCGATTAAATTGATTAATTAAACTAAGGGCAAATGCAAAGTATGGAGACGCCACTTTCCTTCGACTTCTACTCTAGGGTAGTATTCAACAAAAATATTAAGATCAGAAACAAATTTGTTGTAAGAATTAATAGCATCAAGATCGCGGCTCACAAATTTATGGAAATTTGATGCGGTTTTAAGATCTGAAAGTTTGAGATTTAATTTTTCAAGATTTTGTTTTAATTTGAGAATAGCATCATGTTCTATTTGAATAATGGCCTTTTGGTAAAGATTAATCATATTTTGAGAAATTTTTTTTGTTTTAAGATCCAGTTTTATTTTTCTGATAACATAAGTTCCTTCTGGTGTGATAACAATCGAAGCCAGAGCTTTGCCCTCAGTCCCTCTGGAAAATTTTAAAAAATTTAATATATCGTTGATGCTTGGTAGTTCATAAATGACGCCATCTGATTTAATTCTTCCTCCGTAGGTTGAAGCATTTGGATGTGTGTGAAATAAATATTTATGTTTAGACATTTCAATTGTGTTTTTTGGTAAATAAATTCCGCTATCTGTGCCAACAATCTGACTTTTTGTTGAAACAATGATGTTATCAATATTTTTATCAACCAAAGTAATCACACCAGAATGTTCTGAATAAATTTTAGGCGAAAATTGATTTCCATCAATTGATTCATAAGTTTCATGACTTCCCTCTTCAAAAAGTGAATTTAAAATTGCAAGCTTGTTATTGGTGCAAATAACATAATCAAAAATTTTTGCATCGGATTCGCACAACAAAATTGGTGGATTTGCTATGTAAGATTCGTTTCCTAAAGAATCAATAATAATCAAGTATTCAATACAAGTTAAAAAATAGCTGGATGGATATGTTTTTTCGTGTAAAATAATATTTTCTAAATCCATTGGCCATGATAATCCACCACATACATAAATGCCATTTAGTGGTTTTGTGCACAAATTTTCAACTTTAGATAATTTTTTTAAAAAATGATCCAGATCAAAATTGTGATCAAAAATATTTGATTCGCATTTTTCATAAAAAGGTTTGTCACATACTGCACTTAATGTATATATATGTCCCATAAGTGAGTTGGTGTTTTTAATCTCGATATTAATTGATTATAAAAATTAAGTTCAATAGTTAACACTATTGACTTAATTCATATGCTTTCTGCATTAAACGAAGACATATCAAACGAATCAGATCCAATAAAAATCAATGAAGTCGACAACAAAAATTCTGTTATTAAAATTTACACTGCACCCAAACGAACAGATTTTTTGATTGCAAAAAGATTAATTTGCAGATCTGTTTTAGAATCGTACCATTGTGAATATGCTGCAAAGTGTACATATGCCCATTCTCTAGACCAACAAGTAATTGATTCTGATAGAGCATTTACTTACAAGATCATACTTGATCCAAACTTGATGCATTTTTTTTCTGTTCAAAATCCTAAAACAGAAGATCTTTACAAGGGTTTGATTGCCATGACACATAGTTGCAAAGAATGTTTAGAACAAAAATGCACTGGTGGCTATAATTGCAGAAATGGTGCCTGTCAAAAATTTTTGAAAGTTTGTCAAGAAGACTTGTTGCACGGAAATTGTACTGAGAAGTTAGAAATTTTAGACATAAATATGGATTTTATTCAAAAACTATTCGGTACAATAACCACAACAAATGAACAACCTTTTGAATATATTGGATGTAAATATGGACACCATTTAACACACAGAAATAAACCCCCAATATATGATCTTAATGTGGAATTTTACACAGAAGAACCCATTTATAATTACATGGTTCCATATTCTGTTTATGCACTGGCAAAAATTTCATCAAAAAAGAATAATTATGATAAAATTTGGTTAGATCAACTTATTGCTAAAATTGAACAAGATACACATTCTCCTTCGACATACAACAATATTTTTTGTGCAAGAAACAGTTCATTTTATCGACTGTCAGGTTTGGAAAGAGATGGTCAAAATCCTCTAGACAAAGTTGAAACTGATGACGATATCAATCAAATTTTAGAAGACTGTATGCGCGCATCAGCTGATTAGTTGCCAAAAAACTTATTTAGTATGGATTGATATCAATCCATATTAAATTTTTTAATTAATTGTTAATCACTAATTGTTAATCATTAATCGTCATCAGAATCCGAATCATCTGAATCAACTGGTGCTAACAATTTTGCAAGATACGTTTTTTGTTTGCCGGTTAGTAATTCTTTTTGTTTTTTCTTAGTTCCTTTTGCTGTGTCAACAATGACATCTCCATTAACATCAGTTTTATCAATTTTAATGATCTTTTGGACATCTTTAATATTCAAACCATAAGGGCGCATAAGCTCTGCAAGTCTCTCAAATTCCTCTCGCTCAATGAGAGTTCTCAAAATATTTGCGATATGCAAGAAATCTCCGATTTGGATTTTCTCAAACTGTTGATTTTCTTGAGCTTTCCTGATGACTTTGTTGTTGATCATTTTAATTGAGGTTTTGTTGAAATCTTGAGTGTAAACATAAGATTCTGTAAATTGCCTTTTCCCAGGATAGGAGCTGATGTAATAAGATGGCATTGCACAACTATAAAATCCGTGAACGGGTTGCAAATTCCAACATTGACTTGAATAAATCAAACCATCAATCGTATCGGATTTGGAAATGGATTTGGAAATATCACACAATAAATCAAGTTGATCACCAAGTGGCAATTTAGGATATTGTGTTTTGATATTTGTTGGATAATTTTGATGGATCATCAAAGGAACAGTCGCCCTTTCCATGGAATAAAGTCTAAGTGCAGATTCAATACTTTCATAATTATTTAACAATATCCTTGTCGAAGTGTAAATTCCCAAATCAATATCTTTTGAAATAGATGTTTCGCAATATCTATCAAAATCTTCAGCACTAATCGGCTTGGTTTGATCTTTGAAAAATTCCTTTAGGGATTCCAAAATATTAATCAAACGTCTGATATCATACTGTGAATGCAACAAAATTGATAAATACACATTTTGTCCACCTGAAGCAAATCTTAAGTTTTCTTTTTGAGCAATTTTCATGATGAAATCCTCAACCATTTGCATTGGAGGAGAAGACAAAGTAATTGCATTGATGAGCTTTGTTTTAATAATCTTTCCATCAGCATCTTCAATTTCGCGTGTGTATGTTATTAATTTTTTCAATTTGTTCACAAGCTTGCTATGTTTTGTATTAGATAAGATGATAATTGGGAATTTTTGATATTTGTTATTCATCTTAACCAAAGCCTTGATAACATCTTTATCTTTTTGATTAGAAATTTTAGAAGCGTCATCAATAACAACTGCAACACGACTTTTGATAAATTGTGTACCATCAGAGCTTAGTTTTTTACCACTGGCAAGCAGTGCATAATAATTTTTAATTGGCTGGAGTACGACATTTGTATTTGTTGGAACAACAGGTTGTGATTGAGGTTCAACAATTGAATTTTTTTTTCCTTTACGTGCTGGTTTCTTTCCAACTGTCATTGTGGATAAATCTGGAATAGTTTTGTGAAAACCCATTTCCTTTAAAAGTAAGTCAATCAAAGTTGTTTTACCAGCTCCATTTGGTGCAGAAATGATCATAACTGGAAATAATACCATCATTACACTTTCTCCACTTGCTGCTCTGCGCTCATTTTCAATAAACGAATCCAAATAATCTCGAATTTCTTTCACTTCGGATTCCTTTCCCAAAAAATCTTTTGAGTGCAGTGGTTGATATTTTTCCAACCAGGATTGTTTTTCTTCTATTTTAGATGCAGCCATCAGATAATCTCAAAAACGAACACCTTAAACTGTACAATATTACAATAGTTTAAATGAAAAATAATGTCTGATGCAATTTTTCTGGTAAGGTTTGCACGTCAATTTTAATTATTAAAATCAAACTCACACCAAAGCTCTACTAGGCATATAGGCATTGTTACCGATAATCTTAAGATTGTCTTGCACTGAAGTACCGATAATCTTAAGATTGTTGATCAAATAAAATATCCCTAAAGTATAGTAAAACATAATTATGTCAGCTAGAAGAGCACTTGCCCAAGATGTCAATGATCTGAGAGCGGAGATCGATGATATCGCTGAAAAGAAGGGAGCAATTACCCGCGATGATATTAACAAGCTCAGAAATAAATATGCTGATGATGCTGCAATTGTCAAAGATATCCTGGAAAAAAACGGAGAGGTTTTCAAAAACAAGAGAAATTATTTTAAAAAGGTCGCTAAGAGAGTCCATGATAGGTACGCTGATTCTGGACGTCGCGTTCCTGAAATTTTGGACTTGATGTATCACCACAAAGATGCTAACAACTGGTCTGATCAGGATTTCGAAGCCTTTGAAAAGGCATTCCTTTCACTATTGGCTGGTCGCAGACTTAGTGAGATTGATGTTGCGCCTTATTCTTCATTCCGTAAGTCTAAGATTGGTCGTCTCCTTGGAGATCCAAATGCTTACACCCAGATTGAAATTGAAGGCCTTCATATCGGAAAAGGTGACCAGCCTATTTTGGATGATATCTTGAACTTGTATGCTAAGACTGCTCCTTTGCACAGAAACATTGTCATCCAGAGTTTGACCTATGAGGATTGCAGTCAAGTTGCATTGTCTGGAACTTTTGATAGAAATCGCAATGATGCTTCTGTTTTCACTCATCCTGTGATTGTTGCTATGTTTATCCCAAAGTTTAAATACTTTGAGACTCATATGTTGCAATCTAACTTTGGTGCAATTGTTAAGGCTCGTTATGAACGTAAACCTATTCACACTGCTCCTGATTTCCTTTTGTTGCAAGCGATTGGAACTGATCCTGCAGGTATGATTTGTGATTCTAAGAATCCTCTGAAGGATATCAAAAAGAGACAAGAGGTCCAGGTTGCTTTGTGGAAGGCCGTCAATGAACTTCGTGGTGGTTTCTATTATGCCTCTGATACTACTCAAGCTTTGACTGAGGCTATGAGTGGTTGCCATAGTAATTTCTATGATAACGGAGATTTGGCTTACAGACAAGATGAAGGAGCTTTTATGCGCCAATTGATGCACATCTTTGGTCTTCGTCCTATTGTCGTTGCCACTAAACCTTTGGCTAACATTTTCAGTTATGGTTTGCCATGGGGTCATTTGCAACCTCAGCAAGCTGCCACATTGTCTTTCAAATTGCAAGGCGGAGCTTTGCCAGCTGGTGTCAGTGTAAACATGGGTACTGGATTTGGTGGTTTGAATGATCAATTTATTGAGGCTCCAGAGTCCACTTTGACTAGTGTACCAATGATTGTCTTGCAAATTCCTCAATTCAGAGAGGGAGGACAACCTATCGATTTGCGTGAGGCTACTTCTCAAACTTTGTGGTTGAGTGACGAAGGTAAAACTATGATGCCTAAAGAACAGCAAATTATCCACACTAAGGAGGTTTTGATCTTCTACGTTGATCGCAGAGAGAGAGTGCCCACTAAGACTTACATGAATCAGCTTAGATTCTCACAACTCCCAATGACTTTCTCTGGTTTGGAGCGTTTGAACACCTATCCTTTGAGTGTCCCATCTAATTTGACTCTACCTAACACCACTGATAACTACGCTCTTCGCAGTGTTGTTGCCATCACCAGCACACAAGTTCCCAATAACATCAATCCCACTGGAACTTCTAACCTCATCACTGGTGCTGTCACATTAATCATGTCTCACAGAAATTTCGAACAGGGTGTATTTGCTCCTCAGTACTACATCTATGATCCTTATGGAGCTTCTATTCCTGTTCAACATCCTAATGATGTTAAGGGTTACATGAACAACAAGCCTATTTCAATCATTCAGTCTGTTATCACTAAGACTGATCCCAACACTAAGCGTGTCACCCCCAGCTTCTTTGATATGGCTTCCAGACAGGGTACTTTGTTCATTTACGCTAAGCCATTTAGCTTTGATAACACGGAAACAATTGCATTCGTATAATTCATTTTTCGTAAGAAAAATGAATTAGTAGAATGCAATTGTTTACTTAAAATTATTTGTTTGTGCACAAACAAATAATTTTTCGGAAACAATCGCTTTTGTGTAAACACACAGAGGTCAATTTTACATCTAAATTATTTATCTGAAACAATTGCTTTTGTCTGAAAACAAAACGATTATTATTGAAATAAAAATTGCGTATGTCAATGTATTGTAAATCTTTATTAGTTTCAATAGTATTGTTTGTTAAACCCTCTCTGTTGAGAATCATTTTAAAAATGCTCTCAAATTCTGAGACTGTTATTCCTTGGAAGAATTTTTGTTTGGCGCACTATTTTGGCTTGGATAAGAAGCAAAGGAAACTTGCGCTTCACACACATTTGAACTTGACTGCAACTGGTCCTTTTCAAGAGATTGACGAGATGAAAGGGCTTGTAGACCAGATCGTGGATTCTTTTTCAGGAAATGCCAGCTTGAGATGGCTCAGGTTGTCAAACTGTGATTGGTCAGTTACCCAATGGATCATCTTCAAAAATGGTTTGGAGAAGTCAATACTATCAACAGTGGGCAATGGTGAGTACTACCTTGACTATTACTGCGATCAAAATCCGCTCACAGGCAGAGTCATCAATGTGACAATTTCCATAGATCTTTGATCTTGTGATCTCAGCCAGACCAAAATCCGACCTCAATTTGTTAAGGTTGAATTTTGAAAAAAACAATAATCCATCATATTATAGTCGAAATTATGCCTACCATTTATGTTTTACTTTGTCAAAAAGGAAAATATTATGTTGGCAAAACTGATAGACCTTTAGAGGAGAGAATCGAAGAGCATTTTACATCAAATGGTAGCGAATGGACAAAAAAATATAGACCAGTTGAAGTTATCGAAACAAAAATTGGCGCAGATGATTTTGACGAAGATAAGTACACTAAGATTTACATGAGAAGGTATGGTATTAACAATGTCAGAGGTGGGTCTTATGTAAAAATTAATCTCCCGAACGAAAGTCGTTTAGCTTTAGAAAAGGAACTTTGTAGTGTTTCTAATTTGTGTTTTAGATGTAATCAACGTGGTCATTTTGCTTCCGACTGCAAAGCTAAGAAAACAGCTAAAGAAATTGATGATTTTGAAGAAAATGACAATCCTAATTCTAAAGGAGATGATTCAAATTCAGATTCTGATGGAATATGGTGTTGTGATTATTGCAACAAAGAATTTAATTCAGAATCCAAAGCAGAGTCACATGAAAAGTTGTGTAAATTCAATACCAGAACCACTACAACTCCAGGATTTATGGCTACTGCTTTGAATATGGTCGCGGAAGCTCTGGGAGAAGTCAAGCCTACTGTTCGCGTTTCAACCAGAAAACCCAAACCAAAATGTTTCAAATGTGGCAGAGTTGGACATTTTGCTCCAGACTGTTTTGCCACAAAGCATGTTAGTGGTAGAGTAATCAAACGTTAGATGTTAAATAGTCATTTAATAACTATTTAATCTCGGCGGTAACCTTTGGTTCCTCGCATCGATGTTAAACAATTATTTAATAATGATTATTTAATCTCGCCTATAGCCCTTTGTGCCTCGCATCGATGTTAAATAATTATTGCAAATAATTATTTAATCTCGGCGGTAACCTTTGGTTCCTCGCATCGATGTATTAATCGGATCAGGCATAATATCCAGAGGCTTATCAAGTTGTTCTAAATAGTGATCTTCGAAAGATAAGTTTGAAGCAACTTTTGATGATAAATGTGACACAACAAGATTGTCTAGTTCATCAATTTGTGCGCGGATATCATTTCCAGAATTGAATTTATCAACTTGAGGGAAATAATCTTGCATCGCTAACATTAAAAGTTCTGGATCTTGGGGTTCAATTACAAATTTTCCATAAGTTTTATCGTAGACAGCCTTTATCAAGCGCTTTTGAATAATTTCGATATTTTTTGGATGGAAAAAAACTCTTTTTAACAAATCCATATTTTGTTGTGGTGCATGTTGAAACTTTTGAAAGTCATCCGGATGAGCTTGGAATAGTTGAAAAGGTGTTGTTAAGGGTGTTCCTCTCGGTAAAGACATTGAAGTTTTTAGTTATACTACATCATTCTAAGAAAACAAAATCAGTCTATAATTTATAGTGAATAATCTAGTGGCAAATGGGCTCGTCTTCAACAAAGGAAAAAGTTCCCATACCTAAACCTGATATTAGTCTTTATCCTTTGGATAGGAGTGGTGGAGGTAAGAGGTTCTTCTTTCAAATGAGTATTTGTGAGGGATATGAATTAAATACATTTGCAATTAAAAGTATCAATGGTAAGCCTGAATTATGGAATTGGAAAAGGAGTAATGGTTTACCTTACAGAGTCATTATATGGTCTCACAGCTTGTTAACAGATAATAGTAGAATGTTTCAATACTTGCAAAGTGTTGTTAATAATTTGAATAACACGGCCATTATTCTTTGTTATGATTATCCAGGCTATGCTGAATCCAAACCTAAACAATTTTCATTCCAAAATAGCATTAAAGCTTTGAGCTGTGTTGTGGATTTTGTTCTAAAATATACCACAAAAGAAAACATCTATTTGATTGGCCATGAATTCGGAGCAGAAGTTGTTGTTGAGTATGCTTATCAGGTTCGCTGGACAGAACCTATAATGTTAATCGGCTCAAGACCAAGTTTGATGTCAGAATCTTTTAATCCACCAAAAAACTCTGGTGATTACACTTCCCATCAAAAATTGGAACAACTTGAATGTCCAGTTTTGATAGTCCAACATAGATTTTTTTTGGAACCGTATGGATTATGTGATGCACAGCAAACTTTTGTATTTTTGCAAAAACCATTGCAACCAGTGTGGATTGATCCATATGATCCAACAAAAATTGATAATATTTCTGGAAAAAAAATAGTCGACGTAAATAATATCTTAACTGAAATTGATGCAATAGTGTATATGAATTTCATTAGCAGATCCATACCATTTGTTACATTCAAAAGTTACGATCAAAAGTTTGTTACAGCAGTTCAATATGATACCTCTTGCAAAACAATCGCTGACAGCATAGCCAGAAAAAATGATTTTGAAATTGATTTTTTTTAGAAATTCACTAAGAGTTTCTAAAATAACTTCAATATAATTAGTATAACATAATGGGTTCTAATCAAGGTAAGCAAAACAAACAAACCAAAAATGATAACACATTGTCCATTCCACAACCAAGTGCTAACGCATACCAAAATATAGATTACAAAAGTTTATTTTTTTACGTTGGGGATGATAGTTTATCATTATTTGCATTTGCTGTATCCAATCGAGAAACAGAAGAGTATCAACATGAATCTTTCTTTTGGGATAAAAGACCTAGTTTAGGAGATTATAAAGTTATTATTTGGTCACATAGTTACAATTTAGATTGCAGCAGAATGTACGCTTATTTGAAACAATTAGTTAACACTTTGCCATATCCCACTATTATAGTTTGTTATGATTATCCAGGATTCGGTATGTCCAAACCTGAACTTAAAAATTTTAGTTCGGATATGAGCGTTAGATCTTTGGATATTATTGTAGATCATTTAGAAACGAATCATAAAATTTCTCCCAATAATATGTATTTTGTAGGACATGAAATTGGTGTATGGCCGCTTACCCTATTTATGCGCAAAAGACAAACCCTTAATAAAAATATGAACCAGAATTTGATGCTCATCGCACCAGACGATAAAGTACTTAGTGATAGCCTGATCAAAATTTTAGGATTGAACAATAGGATCATGTTAGTCCAATATCGTTCTTATAAAAATCCACTTGGTTTATGTGCAGCACAACAAGCATTTCCATATTTAAAAAAACCAATAAAACCCTTGTGGATAAGAGCAGAATCATATCCTTCTGATCCATCTATTGCCTTAAATAAATATGGTTCCACATTTGAACTACATATTTATGCAGATTATATTGGCGCAGATATTAACAATGATAATATTCTTAACTACATCACACCCGTAGATTATCAAACTTTCATCATCGGTGCGGATATTGAAGGTCTTGTTGATCCATCAGAAAAACGATATATAGAACAAGTTTACAAGGAAAATTGTCAAACTATTCAAAATGGAGAAAAACCCAATCCACATCCGCCTGTTCAACAAATTTTATTGTAAATTATGAAATAACTATTGTATAATTAGAATAAACACAATGGGAGCAGAACAAACAAAACACATACAAACTCCGACAAAATTTGAACCTCCGAAACCTTTGGAAAAGATTTACAAAGAAAACGATGAACAAACACATACATTTAAAATCCAATACGGCGAGTGGGATAAAGAATTTTTTATATTTGCTTTTGCTGTTGCAAATCGTGCTTGGTTGCAAAATAATCAATTTTGGTCTGAAACAGAACAAACAAGACGTACAGGATCATACAAACTGATGTTATGGTCAAATAGTTCTGGTTTGGATTGCAGTAGGATGTACAATTATTTGCGTAGGTTGGTTGACAAATTTATTGAACCACTTGTAATTGTTTGTTATGATTACCCAGGTTATGGAATATCTAGACCATATGAATCTTATGAACTTGGATTTGATTATGTAAATGCTGTATCTGCTCTAACTCATATGGCAAGATTTTTACAAAAAAATGTTGGTGTACTCGAAGAAAACATACATTTTGTTGGTCATGAAGTTGGTGCAAGAGTTATTGTCGATGGTGTAATTACTCCTGTACGTGTAACCATCAAAAATCCAAATTTCAATCCTTACACCATAGAAGACTATGTAATGAAAAAAAGTCCCCTAATGTTAATTGTGCCTGATGATTGTCTATTGAAACGTTTTTGTCAACAAGAATCTAGTAATTTAGATGATAAATTCGTTCCAAGCGATAATATTAAAGATTTAAATAACCCAATAAAAATTGTTCAATACAGATCATATTTTGAACCTTTGCATATGTGTACTGCTCAACAAGCGTTTACTTATTTAAAATATCCACTTAATCCTTTGTGGATAAGGGACGATGATATTGTTTCTGACATGTGGCCTTTTAGTGTAGCTGATGCAAAAGGTATTATTGTAGACACAGAAAATATTATTTTTTTCATTGGATCAGAAACTTACAAAGATTTCATGAACACTACAAAATCATATTTCAGTCATGAAAATGATTCTGATAGAAGAAAATTATCCGACCAATACAAGCTTGAATGTCAGGAAAATGCAAAAAAAATTAAGCAAGACGATTTTTAAAAAAATGATGGTTTGTGATAAATTTTAATAATATCACTCTATAATTTACAATAAACATAAGTTTACTGTAAATAAATATATGGGTTCAAAACAAACTAAATCAGATTCAATCAAACCACTTCCAAAACCAATCAATAACATTTATCCTGGACCAGAAGATCCACAAAGTATCTTTTTTTATGTTGATAATTTTGATGGCAGAACAAAGTTTCACATTTTCACATTTGCTGTAACAAATAGGCGTGGTCTAAAACCTGAAACTTTTTGGACTAACCAAAAATCTTATAAAGTTATTGTTTGGTCACACAACTACAACTTAGACTGCAGTAGAATGTATCCATATTTGCGAAGTATGGTAGATTTGATTCCAGAGCCTGTTGTGATAGTTTGCTATGACTATCCAGGCTTTGGTTTTACTAAACCAAATGAATTTTGGATGGGAGGTTGTTACAAAGCTCTGCAATATGTTACATTTGATTTAAACAGTGTGCATAAAGTTCCACTTTCACAAATGTATTTCATTGGACAAGGTATTGGTGCAACTGTGTTAGCAGGATTTATTTATAATTCTCCTACAACAGGCAAAGCTATCACACAGCCTTTGATGTTTATTGATGCCAATGATGATTTATTAACAGAGTACATTTATTTGGTTAAACCTTTGAATAATAATATTACTCTAGTAGCACATAGATCTTATGCAGAACCCCTTAATCTTTGCAATTCTCAGCAAATATTTTCTGAATTGAAAAATCCTTCAGAACCACTTTGGATTAGATCCGAAGATTTGGATCCAAATGCAATCTTAAATAAAAATACTTTAATAGAATTTATTCCTCCAGCTTTCTACAAAAATTTCTTAACAAATGCATCTGCGAACAACAACCACACAGTTGTAGATTCAAATGTCCAAGCCATAATGTCAAAAATTTTCAAAGAAGAATGTGAAGCAAATGTAAAGTTGAAAAAGAGTTTAAGTAAGGACGATTTTGGCATCGATTTTTTCTAAAAAAATCGATGCCAAAAGAATTGATCTCAGGATCAACGATTTTGATGTTGATTTTTTCTAAAAAAATCGATGCCAAAAGAATTGATCTCAGGATCAACGATTTTGATGTTGATTTTTTCTAAAAAAATCGATGCCAAAAGAATTGATCACAAGGTCAACGATTTTAATATTAATTTTCTTTTAAGAAAATTGATATCAAAAGAATTGATTCGCAGAATCTAACAAGTCGTCAACTTAATTGGTGAATTCAAATAATAAGTTTCAATTAGCTCTTCAAATGAATAATACAATCCAAAGCACTGATTTTGTTCGATTCTGCCAGCTTCAATGTATCTTCTCAAAGTCGTTGATAAAATCTCTTTGGTTATGAAATTTGCAGACTTCGGTTCAGGTCTGGTAATGATTTCAACTTTGTTATCTGCTAAAATTTTCGATACCATTGCCCATTTGCAAATTTCTACACCTGTTTCTGTTCGAGCTACAACTTCTGCGACCATATCACCTACTGCAAGTGAATTCAAGTTAATGTCTCTGAGATTTGGAGTTTCGACATCAGGTTTAACAAAAGATCCAATTCTGTTGTTCATAAACATAGGGAAATATTTCCTAAGAACAACTCCCAAATTTTCTTCGGGATCAGCTGACATTTGTTGTAATAATTCCATAATCTCAGGTGGTGGTCTGTTTACCATATTTCTTGTATAAGTGTCAGTAAAACAATTGATGTTAACAATGGATTTGTAATTTTCATAAACATAATGCTGAATGCCTTTCATAGGATATCCTTTTCCAAAGATATCATGGGTGTAAATTTTGTATTGGCGTTTGACTTTGCCATTGCAATCAACTGAATTCATTGTTGGATCCATGTTGATATCTTTGTAGTTAGTATCGATCATAACCATATAACCAAAATTGGGAACATAATAGGAAATTCCGTCTACAATGTACTCCCAATAACCACGGCTTCTATCCGTTATTTGCAAATCCATAATGTAAACGTTGTCTTCTAAAGTCATATCTCTAATGTAAATTCCATTAACTTGTAAAGTATACAATGCCTGAATAATTTGGAAATAAACGCTAAGCCAAATTGATTTATCATAAAAACCGGTTGCTGTCATTTTTTCGACAACTCCTCTGTTCTCATATTGTCTTGAAGCCCATTGGTAGAAATTGTAATGGTAAGCTTCAGTTACAACTGTTAACATTTGACCGCTGTACATAGACAACCAAGGATCTATTTCATCAGGCAAATAAGCTAAAGACACAGCAGATGATTCACCAGGTTCTATTGTTAGAGGTCTAGTTAGATCAGGATGAATTGATCCTACAGGAGGAAGCTGCCCTAAAGACAAATTTAGATTTGGGTCTGCAAAATCTATAGTGAATCTGAGTTCAAAGTTCAAAAATTCTTTTGCCATAAGCTGTGTTTGGGTTAGACATCTACGCTTGATCCCCAGATAATCCAAACTTTGGTTATTTGCAAAATAATAAGCATAAAGCATAGGGAAATTTGGACTTTGTGGAGTTCTGTTTCTTAAAATTACATTTTTGACATATTTGTAATATTCTAATTCTCTCCAAACATCATATTCTGTTGTTAACCTGCTTCTGTATTGATAAGCACAATATTCAGCTCTGGACAAAGCATAAATTCGAATGTTCAAACCGATTGTATTTTGAGCACAACCTGTCGATTGATTTTTTTGGATGAATACAGGAGGATAACAGCCTTGATTAATAATCAAACCATAAGGCAAAGCTTCCCAGGGATTCAAGTTTGTCAGTGAATAATAAGTTGGATTCATATCGACTAACTTAATGTAGGACAAAAGGTTACTACAGTTTCCCGTCATATCGAAACCCATATTTTCACCATCAGCCGCATTAAATGTTTGTTTGACAAAATCATACAATGTCCATCTGCTTGTCAAAGTTTTAAAATTAAAAGTTTTGCCATACAAACCTCGCGGCAACATATTTTCCCAGAACTTATTTAATTGCACATTGTTTCCAAATGGACCCAACGTGTTGATTGGGTTTGGTGCAGGTTGAGCATAGGTTGTTATAGGAATATATGGAACAGCTGTATTTTGCATTGATTGCACAGGCAAAGATTCAGTTTTTGCAGGTCTCTTGTCTATGAAATTATCACGCTTATCTGTGAGATTACTTCGTTTATCTGTGAGATTACTTCGTTTATCTGTGAGATTACTACGCTTATCTGTGAGATTACTACGCTTATCTGTGAGATTACTTCGCTTATCTGTGTATTTTTGGGGTTTAGGATTAACATCTGAGGATATTTCTTTTGTTTTTTCCAGATTGGAGTCCACAACTACTTCGTCATCTTTTGGAACGTCACGAATAATTGGAAGTAATGAATCTGGTGTATTTTTGGGTTGTCCGCCTTTCAACCCAAAAGAAATATCCTCATCTACTGAAAAAAAGGCTCAGATGGTTGTTGGAACAAATTTGGTTGCGGCGCTTGGAATGTTGTTGGTGCATGAGTTGGAGCTCTTCCTTGACCTTGCATTGCAGCCATATATCTAGCTAGCATATCTTCTTGGCCTAGTTGTGAATTTTGATGTTGAGCCTGATATCCAATCTGTGCTTGGTAAGGATTTGCTCGATCAGTATAGGGTCTTGTTTCCATTGGTGCTTGGTAACCTTGCTGAGCCATTGATGGATAAGCTTGATAACCTCCGCCTCCATGTTGATCTAATTTTCGCATGTAGTCATCAAATCCTGGAGGTTTTTGAGCTTGACTTGCTCCTAAAAAGTTTCCTAGGCTACTGTATCCAGATCCAGAATTTTCTTGTGAATAATTAATTCTGGATTGTGTTGATTGTGGTTGCATTCCAGCATATCTAGAATCAGTATTTATTTCGGACGGATAACTAGGGCGACTTGATTTTCCTTTTTTTGCATAAGGTTCTCCCAAATCCTTTTTAATAATCCTGGTTCCAGACAAAGATTTTCTTGTTGAAGTTTCTGAATCACCAGAACCAATCGTTCTAGAATACGATGGAGTATGTTTGTCTGTGAGATTGCTGCGCTTATTTGTAGAACTTTTTTTTGAAGACATTTCTCTCTTATTGTCTATATCATAATCTTGAGATTTTCTTGTTCTACGATCCGATTCATTATGTTCACTTTCGTTTTGTTCAAGATTTGTATCATCAAAATCTTCATCTGGGACATCATTGTCAGCATTATCAATATCATCGACTGTTTCAAAACCCATTTCATTTTGCTCCAAAACATCCATTATGGCATCATCAGTCTGCTCGTAATCATCATTAAAATCATCTGGAGAATTGGGATCATTTAGTTCAAATGTTACAATCTTAATATCATCTTCATCTAGATCAACTTCTTTTGAAGGACGTCCAATCTCTTCCAAATCCTGCCTTGTAATTCTAGCCATTTGCGCTAAAGGATCAGGAAGAGATGATGCTGGAGGATAAGTTGGTTTTTCATTAGAAGTATTAACCAGTGTAAAAACTTTGTGTTTTTTGATAAAGTCTGCGCTCAACATTCGCTTGTTTTCCAAATCAAGTTTATTCCACAGATCAGCATCAAGGTAGGTTTTTTTATCAGATCTAATTTTCTTAGGCAGGATATCATTAAACAAAGTAACAACATCCGCATATTTTTTGATATCATCTTGGTGATGAGTCCAGAAGAAATTTAAGATTTGGTACATATCACTGTAGGTTGGATCCAAATCATCAGGAGCATAAATGTCAATTGAAGCAGAATTTGGGTACGCCACTGGATTTTTCAAATTAGTTGCCAAATAGAAATTCGATAATTTAATCTTGGGCAAAACTTCTTGACTAATAGCCTCAAAGTAAACATCAATCATTTCGGGAACCAAATTATTCTGTCTAAAATCATCATAGATCAAATGAATTTTTGAAAGAACATCAGCCAATTGATAAATAATATGAAGGATTGCTTTTTTTGTCAGAGGATAATTATCCAAATAATCTTGTAAACTTGCTAGTGAATGAAATTTTTCTGTAAGCTGGATTAGATAATTTGCTTTGAGATCCAAATCGAATTCTTCTTTTACAGTTGGCTCTGTAATAAAATCATAAGTTGACAAATCAGATCCTGAAGCAACAATATTAATAATTGGTAGCAAAATATTAGTTGTTTTTTTTGCAATAACTAATTCACTTAATAAAGTTCTATCAATAATGTTGATATTTATTGGATTAGAAGTATCACTAACTGCTTCTTTGTTTGGATATTTAACAATGCGAATATTTGTGCCATGAGTCTTTCCTTTACGTTTGAATCTGTACTCCATTAGAGGTTTAGAATATGCATCTGGATTCGAACTATTTTCATCACCAAGAAGTTGTCCAACCGCAGTCATTGTTTTTGAAAAATCTTCGGCGACTAATTTATTAAAATTAGTTGAAAATAAACCAGTCGGATAAGCACCTACATAAGTAATCTCCGTATTATCAAAAATGGAATCCAAACTGTAATCAGTCAAAACAAAACGTGACAAGGACTCCATATTAACTCCATTAATGGGTTCTACCTCATAATCACCACTTGCGAGAGGTGTTAACAACTCATCAAAATTGATGAATTTGATGTTGTCACTATTACTGTTTTTGCTCATTATATGTACTTATTTTAGTATATATAATATCCATAAAATATGTTTACATATTTTTCTGCTATTACTTACTGGCTCGTTTAAGCGGGTATTGATACCCTCTGAAAAAAGGATCTTCTTGAATAAGTTTTTCAGGTGTAGTATGTTCAACTTCAGCTAAAAGACGGCCTCTGTCACTGGTGTTAGGATTTTGTTGTATTAGGGCTTCTTGTTCTTCGATAATAGTTACAACTTTGCCGTTGATTCTTTTGCGAATTTGTACTTGTTCAATACCAGGTTTGTAGACGGATTTATATTTGAGTGGGACTACTCTTTGGATAAATTGTCGAACTTCAACTGGAACATGTTTTTCGTAGTCATCCAAAACTCTGGGTAAAGTCAAATGATTAAAAAAGAAATGTATGTCATAATAACGATTTTTTTTGTTATTAATGTTGCGCTCATTAGCCCATTCGGAATTTACTTTGTTATTTTCAATCATACCACAAATGCAGGCAAAATCAAAATCCCAAATTCCAATTGAAATACCAATATTTGGAATCGAATATGTGTGAGAGCCAAACTCATATTCAAATCTCGCACCAATGTCTCCAGCAATTTGTCTAACCAAGACATTATTTGGTTTCAAATCGTTGTGTTTGAAGTGTGGATATTTTTTGTGAATTGTTGCTAAGCTGATAAGAAACTGGAAAAAAATCACACGCCATTGTCTAACTTCCATTGTTTTGTAATTTTTCCTCAGATAATCCAATAAATCGCCTCCATCACACCATTCGCTCATCAAAATAGAAACACTATCTTCAAAATATTTTTTCTTGTAACGTTGAACAAATTTAGCATAGAGATAAGTTTTTGATGTAGGTTTTTCCAAATTTAATTTTTCAGGGATTTTTTTTACAAAGGGATCAATATGAGCATCGAATGATACAACTGGCAAAACAAAATGTGGAACTGATTTTTCTACAATAAAACTACTCAAAAGCTTAATTACACGAAGTTCGGCATTTTCCGGTCTTCCAAGATTAGAAGTGCAACCATAATCATCGTCTGCTGGATATGCACAAACTTTTAATGCATAACAAATTGTTGGATTTTCTCTATCTACTAACTTGAAAGTATGACCAGTTGCACCACTTTTGATGTAGAGCAAATCGCAGTTCATATGTCGAACGAACATCCAAAAGTCAATAATTTTTTTATTGCAACTAATTCTGTGTTCAGTGACATTTGCTGCATCAAAATCAACCATGGCTTCAAGTTTATTTCCAAGTTTGGCTCGCTCTAAAATTTCTTTAATTTTTTTTAAACGAAGGTCTGTTGTGGAAGACCCGGTTGGATTTTCATCATGATCATCTTCTGAATCTTCGTCTTCTTCGTCCGATTCGTCATCATAATCCTCCGCATCTTCCTCTGGATCATAATCTTCTGAATCCTCTTCGTTTTCTTCCTCTTCTTCGAGATCCTCGGCATCATCATAATCATCGCCTTCATATTCAACAATTTCGTCAAATGTCGTTGATGGTGTAGGTTGTTTTTTTGTACGCGATGCCATTTTTCTTTAGTAATAGTTAATCTATAAGAATTATTTTTATACACATAAACGTAGTAATCTCGCTGATAAACCAATTCGACTTGATTAAAATAAAAATTTATCCATAATTTCTTGAAAAAACTTTGTAGGTATATATAATAGTAGCAATGGGCGATCTAAACACTAAACAGTATTTCAACGAATTGTACCAACAAGCACTAGCTCATCAGGCTCGTGTTAATCAATTTGCACAAAATGCAAACGATATGGGCTTAACTGGTGGTGCTCCTGAAAGATCATCTAAACCAACAAGAAGTGATACATCTGGACCCACAAGATCTAATGGAGAAAAGAAGCATACATTGCCACCCAAGATTGTTTTGATGCAACTCATTACAAGAGAAAATCTCAAACCTAGGCATGCAACTGAGGCTGCTTTTGCAGGATTTAGACAGCAAGATTGGATGAAATTGGCTTCCATTATCGTGGAAACAGCAAAAGAAATGGAAGGAACACAAGATATCAATAAAGCCGTAACTGCAACTGCCCAAAGACTTTCGGATGAAGATTTGTCTGGTTATTTAGATCAACTTAAACAATTTAACAAAGAAAACAAAAAAGAACAAAAAAAGAGATCTAAAGGAGCAAGTGGACGTTACGCTGTTGCCAACAGATATGGAATCAAGGGCGGATCTTTTTATTAAATTTAATTAAATCTTTGATTTGGTTTGATTAAATCTCACTCCTCCAAAATCCTAAAAATATTATCATCCACAATTTCCAATACTTGGATTTTATGTTCGTTATCAAAGGATTCTGCAAAACCACCGTCTACTCTGTAAAGTAAATCCTTACCATTAAATTTGCAAGTCCCATTGATACCTTCACCATGTACAATTTGTGGAGTATGACCAACAATCATTTGTCCCATTTTAAAAAAATCCAAAGTTTTCTTTACTTCGGAATAACAATTGAATTCTGATGATTTAGGTTTTCCACTAGAAACATTGTTGGAATCCGATTCTTGCTTCGTTTTTGGTTTTATCAAACCAAAAACTCCCGAAGAATCAGGATTGGAATTCGATTCTTGCTTCGTTTTCGGTTTAATCAAACCAAAAACTCGCGAAGAATTAGAGCTCAATTCTTGCTTCGTTTTCGGTTTAATCAAACCAAAAACTCGCGTCCAAAATGGAGACAAATTTGGATCTGATAAAATTATTGATTCAAATTGGTCTCTTTGAACTTTTGAAATGAGCCATTTTCTTACAATCGTGTTTAAATATTTTAATTTTGTTTCAGGTGTTACACGCCAAGATTCTAATTTTAATATAAGATCAGGTAGAATACCTGCATGGACAAACATATTTGAACCAATCGTTATGATAGTAGGTCTCAAAGCTAATTTCAAAGCAATAGCCCCCCCTGGCTTAAATGCATCAATCCTCCCTTGAGGTCCAGTGTAAATTTTTCCGGTTGATTCATCCTTGAAATGAAAATCATGCATATTTGCATAAGATACATAATCCATTCTACCTTGCACATTCATAATTTCATGATTTCCTAACAAACTGTAAACTGCACCTCCAAATTTTTGAGCTTTTGAATGCATTTCGTCGAATAATTCCATAACTTTAACATCTTCTGCTTTATCACCTGGTAGACGTGTATTATGACAATCTTCTTGTGGTGTTGGTCTGCAACTATCAATTTGATCTCCGACTTGGACTACAATTGTGTTTTTCCCGATCCAATTAAGATTTTTGTCAATAACTTTGCCAATTATCAAAGTTTTAACAGCCAAATTGTAGTCACCATGTATATCACCAATTGCAATAATTCTTTGTGCTCTAGGTAAGACTGTTGGTAGAACTATACATTGAGGGCATGTATCTAAATATGTGGTATTATTATAAGGGTCGTCATCGATTACATATCTGATTGTTTCAATGACTTTTCCTTGTGTCATATTATTTATACAGATGCTCAATAGAAAAATTGAAAACACAAAAACTGATTTAAATATGAGTTTGATTATTCAAATTTACTAATAAGACTTGCTCTAGATGGTTGCAGGGAAGATCAATCGTTTTGGGTATATTATTGCTAAAAATAGTCTTTCAGATGAAGAATTAGTGCAGATCAAAACAGATCTAACTGTAAAACCATTTAAACCAGGTAAATTCGGCTTATATGGTCCTGATCAAAGTTTTCCAGTTTATGTTGAAAATGGTGATTACATTGGAGTTCCCAAATATTATGGTTTGGAGAAATTTGGGCCTGTTAAGTCTAATAGATTGGAAACCTATGAATATCCTAAACAAGATATGACTTTTACCAAACCTTTGTATGATAGACAAAAGGTTGTGGTTGAAAAAGTTATGAAAGGATTGGAAGACCATAGAGGTGGTTTGTTATTAGCTGGTTGCGGTTCTGGTAAAACAAATATGGCTATTAATATTGCCTGCAGATTAAAACTCAAAACTTTAGTAATTGTCCACAAAGAATTCCTAGCAAATCAATTTACAGATCGCATTAAATCAACAACAAATTGCGAAACTGTTGGAAGAATTCAAGGAAAAAAATGCGATACAGATCATCAATTTGTTGTTGCAATGGTACAATCTCTGACAAAAGATGGCAAATACGATGATAACATTTTTAAAGATTTTGGATTGATCATTATTGATGAAGTACATCACATGGGAGCGAAATGTTTTTCACGCGTGTACCAAAAAATGTCTGCAAAATACATGCTTGGTATTTCAGCTGAGAAAAAGCGTAAAGATGGTTTGTATAAAATTATTAATTGGTATATGGGACCAATTCTCCATGTTGAACCTCAAAAATCAAATTCTATGGTTGTTGTAAAAAAATTATTTTACAAAACCTCGAACAGAGCCAGAACCAAAACTGTCATCAACAAATTCATAAAAGAAATTGATTTGAGTACCATGATAACAAATTTAACTATGATCAAAAGACGAACTAGATTTATTATAAATGTTGTCGAAGAACTAACTGCTCAAGGAAAAAATGTTTTGTGTTTGACCGATAGATTATTTCATGTTGATGTTATGTACCAATTACTCAATGAAAAACCAAATCTAAAAGATTTAGTTGGAAAATACATCGGAGGTATTTCAAAAGAAGAACAAGATAAGGCAGCTGCAAAACAAGTAATTATTGGAACATATTCCATGGCTCAAGAGGGTTTGGATTTGGATGGATTAAATGCAGTCATTCTGTGTACACCTAGAACTACAATTAATCAATCAGTTGGTAGAATTCTAAGAAAAGATGTTTATGAAGAACATCCTCTCGTTTTTGATATTGTTGATGCAGATGTACCTAAATTTTGTTCACAATCTGGTGACAGAGATAAATATTACAATAGTTGCGAATATCGTGTCAAAAGTTATAATGTGGCAGATTATAAGATAAATGATGTTGACGCCAAATCGTATATCCAATGGAATTCAGCAAATCGCATCGAAAAAATGGTCAATGATATCCCTCCTGCAATCGAAAAGAAAAATGGCTACAAGAAAAAGAAAGATGACGAAGAAGATGAACCATATAAATCTAAGAGACCAAATTATCAGGAAGTCCAAATCTTGGACGATTGATAATTTGAATTTTAACATGATTTCAACGAATCGAACTAAAATCCAAATTATCAGGAAGTCCAAATCTTGGACGATTGATAATTTGAATTTTAACATGATTTCAACGAAATTGAATTAAAATCCGAATTATGGAGGTGTTGAGATTCTCGACGATTAATAATCTGATTCTTTTTACAAAAAAAATCAAATTAAAATTGCACAATTGAATACATTCACCAATAATTTAATAAATAAAATTATGCTATTTGACACAAACAATGGAAAAATTAACATACTATCATCAATGGAAAACAGAATTAAAATTTTTTACTAAAAGAGGTAATCTGGCGGGAATAGAGAATTTGATAAAACAAAGATATGGTGAAGATTTGAATAGATCATTTGAACCACTTGATGTAATTCTAAGAAATTGCGTCGGATGTTTGGAAATTGCTGCAGAAAAAGGTCATTTGAATATTGTTAAATATTTTGTCAACATAGGATACGCATATGTGAACGATCCGTATGGGAGCAATGGGTGCAGTTTTGCGTTTAGATCGGCTGCAAAATATGGTCATTTGGATGTTGTCAAATATTTTGTTGAATATTTTGAAAATAACGAAATATCTACAATGAAATCACACTTAGGACCAGGTTCAGTTTTTGATTACAATTTGTCTGAAGCTATGTTTACAACTGTGTTCAATAATGTATTAAGTGTTGTAAAATATTTAGTAAGCATAGGATGTGATTTTCTCACTGATCGTAAACATTTTAAATTGGCTATTCAGCATGGAAGTCATAAAGTTGCAACATATTTACTCAGTCTGGGTTACGATCCAAGTCAAAATAATTACAAAGCATTTAGGATATGCAATTATACTGGTATGTTTGAACATATGTTACTGTTTTTAACAAAAAAAACTTTTTATGCAAATAGTGAAATTGGTAAATATGGAGGATACGCAATGAAAATCATATCTTCGAGAATAAAACCTATGAAAATTTTTTTTAAACACAATATGTTGAAAATACTATTGAAACCAACATCATTGCACACGCAATTGATGTTGATTGAATAAAATTGCATTATAAAATACATCTACTAAACTCTTTTGAGCCTACCATCAGTTTTCAACTGAATATCCTGTGCATTTTCATAAAATATCTGGTGAACAATGCAAGAATATTCTACTTGTGGACTAAGATTTTTTGCTGAAACTGGTGATCTTGATAAAATAAAACGTGTCTTGAAAAAAAAATATGGTCCGAATTTTGGCAAAACAAACCAACCATTTGACCTAATTTTGAAAGAATGTGTTAAATATTTGGAAATAGCAGCAACAAGGGGTCATTTGAATGTAGTGAAATATTTTGTTGAAATTGGATGTGCGCGTGTTCGTGATACACATGACGAGATGGGTTGCTGTTTCGCATTCAGATCAGCTGCAAAATGTGGACATTTGGATATTCTTAAATATTTTGTTAAGTATTTTGAAGAAAATGCTGAGATATCCGTAATGAAATCGCGGTGGGAAACCGAGTCGATCTTAAATTATAATCTTAATAGTGCCATGTGGACGGCTGCTTTTAACAATAAATTAGAAATAGTAAAATACTTAACAAGCATAGGGTGTGATTTTTTAAGTGATAGTAAATATTTTATGATGACCATTACATACGAAAGTCAACAAATTCTAAAATATTTACTTAATTTGGGTTACGATCCAGGTCAACGAAAATATAAAGCATTTGAGATGTGCTCTCAAACTAATATGTTTGAACACATGTTACTGTATCTAACAAAAAAATCTTTTTATGCATACAGAGAAATTTCAAAATGGAAACGCCCCATAACAAAAATTGTGTCCTCTAGAATAAAACCATTGAAAAATTTTCATAAACACAATGTGTTGAAAATATTATTGAGACCAACATCATTGCACATACAGCTGTGCTCGTCCGAATAAAATTGCGTCAATAAATACTTTGAGTTAAGTTTTGCTTAATGGATAATATCTCTTAAACAAAATTTAGTAGCAATTTGAAGAGCAGATGGAAAAAAGAATTAATTCTGCTTTAGAAACTGGCAATCTCTCAAGAATAAGAAAATTATTAAGTCTAAAGTACAGTTCAACTTTGAATAATCCTACAGACAAAATTTTAGAAGAACTTGTTCCATATTTGGAAACTGCTGCATTCAATGGTAATTTCGAAGTTGCAAAATATTTTATTGATATGGGATGTGTACGGCTGTGCTATTCTTATGGTGGTCCTCGGTGTGATGTTGCATTTAGACATGCGGCAAAAAATGGTCACATCGATATTGTTAAATATTTTATCGAAAATGAGTATGATTTGCGTCGAGATTGCAGATATCTAACCTTATGGTCAGTAATGTGCAATCAACAAATTGAAGTTGCACAATATTTTGTGAGCCTTGGATATGGATACGAAATCATATCCGAACGTGATTATTTTATATCATCTGTATGTTATGATAAATTAAAATACGCGGATTATTTGATTAGTTTAGGTCACGATTACCAAAAAAGTTTTGGGCAAAATATTTTTTTTAGGGGATATTTGTGCAAACATCCTGATTCAGTGAAATATCTAATAAAATTGGGTTACGATATATCTAAAGATGATTACATAGCATTGAGAAGCTGTGAAATGGTTAAAGATGTCTTACATTATATGTTGTCTTCTCTCAGCAAAAGAAATTTGTACACGTTTTCAAAAAAATGTAATTCTTACGACTCCATAACAAAGGTTTCATCTTCTAGAACAAAATCTTCGAATAATTTGTTGAAATGTCCTGTGTTGAAATTTATATTGAAACCAACATCATTGCACACGCAATTGATGTTGATTGAATAAACAAAAATCATCTTTAATGATTTTTTGTTTATGAAACCAACATCATTGCATATGCAATTGACATCGATTGAATAAAATTGAATAATTTATCTAAAATAAGTTATTCAATTCAATTTTCGTCATCAGAACCTTCACTTGAACTTAATGAGTTTGTTTCGGATGAACTATCAGAATCATTTTCAAGAGTATCACGTCTATTTTGAACACGCTCGTTAGAAATTCTGTTTCTGTATGAGTAAGTAATTTGTTTGTTTTGACCTGTTTTAGCATCAGTGATACTTATAACTTGCGGTTCGACTAATTTTTCTCTTGAAGCCACATATGAATAAATCCTGCTTCCAGAATTTTCTGACGATTCGCGAATTTGAACTGTTGTGCGCTGTGGTATTTCTTGGCCATTATTTCTCATTTGGCGCATCATTACTGAAAATGCTTTTGAAGCTGCAACCCTTGGAGTTGAACCTACATATCTACCAATCGGTTGACCATTTGGTGAAATTAGTTTAAAAAATCTGGCTTTAGGTTCAGGGTTTGGATTTCCTAAGCGATTTTTCTCCCGAGTTTCTCTATCTTCAGGGTCAGACTCAGACTCTTCACCATTCGAATCGCTATCACTTTCAGAATCAGAATCATTTTCACTATATGAATCACTATCTTCAGAAAAGCTCTCAACCTTATCTGAGCTGCTTGCATCTTCACTTTCTTCAGATTTGACTTCAGTGGAAGCCTCATTTTTTACGCCAATTACAACACCACTTTCGTCACTTTCGTCATTTTCATTACTTGAATCGGTCACATCATTTGCTGAAACGAATGCGTTTAATATTTTTTGCAATTGTGTCTCTGATGCAAGATATTCGAATATATGGCTTTGTTTGAAATTTTCGGCTAAATCTAGAGCAGTGAGTATGTCATTGGGGTCATTAATAACATTTTTTTCAACAAGATATTTTACCATATCCAAATTTCCTCTGCGAATCATTGTTTTTATTACAATGTTGTCAGCAAATTTGATATTCAAACCTTCTTCAATCAGATTATCCGCGGCAATAATATTTTCTTCAACTACTCGCAATAAAAATTCACATTCCTGAATTATTTGCAAATGAGCATGCTGTACAATATGTTCTTTTTCCAAGTGTCTCAAACAAACGTAAATTGGCTGAATTTCATATTTGGATACAAAATATGAACACAAATCTATTGCAATTTTCACAAAATCTTTCTCTGTTGATGAGATACTCCAAATATACTTAACAAAAGATCTTGGATCGAATTGATCATTTATTATGTTTAGATCCGCAATTAGTGCTTTTAATTCAGTTGATTCCATTTAAGGCAATTATTGGCTGATTCTAATTGTCAAATCCTTAAATTATTTTTGGCGAAATTTCAGCGCAATTTTTAATAAAATAAAAATTGACACTTAGTTTGTATTCAAAGGCTGAAGTATATTATTGAATATTCTTATTTTTGTTATCGGCAACAAAATGAATGACTGTTCTTTGCTCAGAATTTCAACTGATGTGTTAGCATGTGTTTTGTTTTACTTTGGCATCAGATGTGAAAAACAGTCTCTTGTTAACTTTTGGATTGGATGTATGTCTTATGGAAAAACAAAACTTTTGATCCACAGTGTAATGCTAAATATGGATATTCAATATTTCTTTGAGAAGAAAAAATGTTCACAATTAAGTTCGTATTTAACAAGCATATCACCAGAATTATCGTCAGATTTGTCTTATCTGAGATTTTTAGTTGAAAAACAAAAAACATGTCCTCGTTTGCAAAGATTAACACTTTCCAATTATCTGAATTTTGCACAAGACTCACGATTTGAACAAACCATAAGATTAAATAGTGCAGCGTGCATTTTGGTTGAAAATTTTACGAAGATTCAAGAATTTGTAATGTGTTCAGTTGTTACAAGCACATCCTTTCTAAAAAAATTTCCAGCACTCAAAAGTGTTAAAATTATTGAAAAGTCTGAAAATTGCACAATTGTGAATGATCTCAAGCCAGATTGTGTATTCAAAAATGTTACAACACTCACTGTAAGTCATACTAATATTTTGTCATTATTTCCAAATGTGGTAACACTACATCTCAATCTGACAAACACAGATAAAAATTTGATTCAAAATTTGGATTTGTCATTGCTCGTCTTTTTGGAAAATCTCACAATATTATTGGTGGATAATCGTGATGATGATACGGGTGAATTTGGTGGTATTTTTGAAGATGAAATTGATGTGGTAGTTTTGAGTACAAATTTACGGAAACTAAAGATCTCACCAAATGTCAAAATAATTTCATCAACTTCAGTTTCAAATGGATCACATGGATCATACCAAAACTTGTTCGAAGTGGAAATTTCTGATGGTTACACTTACAATGATTATGCTCATGATTTCAGATCCAAAGAATTGTTCGAACAAAAACACCAAATTAAAAGTCTTACATTGAACACTTCACTTGAATCAACATTTGAATTACTTGCGTGCACACCACAATTGACCTACTTGTGCATTGATGGAACTAATGAATATCCCGTATTGGACGAATCCAAGTGTCACATTGATTCATCTATCACAAATTTTTCTGCCTTAGTACTCAATTTGCCAAATTTGATAAAACTTGATCTTTACTCTGTCAAGATACACGTGTCACACCTTCCATATTTTCATTACTTATGCGGTAACTTGACTGAAATAAAATGGCACGATGTTGAATACACTAACACTCTAGATGAAGTTCCACCTACATATGCACTAAAAAATATTCAATCACTCGAAGTTTCGATTGATTCTGATCGATGGTTAGATTTGATTCCATTTTTCTGCAGAGTAAAATCATTAGCTTTGTGTTTTCCAATCAGAGCTTTTGAAACCCCACACGTAAAGGCCGAAAAATTTGCCAGCGAATTTTTTTCTGCAAGATTAGAACTTTTTAAAAAGTCTATAAGATTTTGTCCGTCGAACATAAAAATCGGTTGTGAATTAACCGTAAAAACATCTAATTTAAATTTGAATTGGGCTAATCACATAAAAAGAGTTTTCAAAAACGAAATTGAATACCATAATAACCAAATTAAAAAAGAACTCGCATTAACACACACAAAATATGGATTGTCTTATGTTTCCGAAGGAGCACTGATAATTCCAGAGGAGCAATTGTCTAATTGGTCACATGAGAAGTTCAAATTGAAATTAAATTTTGTTTGAAAAAAATTTTCAAACAAAAATTATCAATAATTGGCTTCAATTAACTTGCACAACATTGCGCACATTTGCAACTTAGTTTTTATTCCGATGCTCAATAAAACTTTTGTATGAGAAGCAATGTCAACCAACTTATATCTTCGTTTATCATCGAGTTTTGTATCAACAGACAACAAGTTTATGATAGATGTTGTGATATCTTGCAAACAATAACCTTCTCTAATAATGGATTCCAATTCGATATTCGCATTAAGAAGTTCTTTTTTGGCACAGTGATCTAAGATTTTTGCAATACGTTCAGGATCAGGAATTTTGCAGATACTCATGACTGCAGTTTTCGTAACTTTGCCAAAGGTAACAGCTGTTTGTTGCAAACAATTGATGGCTTTTCTCATATCACCTTCTGCAATATATGATACCATTGCAAGACCAGGTCTATCAGATTTAATATTTTCAGCTTTGCAAATCTTTTCCAAATACAAAATAATTTGATCCTCAGACATTTTCTTAAAGTGAACAATCAAACAAACACTTTGAATATCTTCCACGATCTTCTGAGATTCATTACAAGTGAAAACAAATTTGGTTTTTGTACCATATTGCTTAATCAGATCACTAAGATCAGATTGACATTTGTCTGTTGCATTATCTGCTTCATCCAACAAAATAACCTTAGATTTTTTGTGTGGGAATATTTTTTTACAAAAGGATGGAATCAAAGCTGAAATACTTTTGGTATTACGATCTTCTGCAGCATTTAGTTCGATATATCCCTCCTTTAAGTGTTCTCCAAGTAATTCTTTAGCTAAACATTTCACTGCAGAAGTTTTACCAACACCAGGATCTCCTGTTAAAATCAAATGCTGGTTTGGTCTATCTGTTAGAAAAATCTCTAGTTGTCTTTTGATGTCTGCATCTAGAATTAAGTCAGAAAAGGCTTTTGGTCTGTATTTTTCAATCCAAGGCATAGAATCAAACATCGAATTTTGTACTTCACCGGAAGATGTTGCAGCTGAAGCAACAGCAGCTTCGGCCGCAATGGCTGCCATAGCAGTTTTTAATAAAGCCATTTGCCTTTTGGGATTGTCTTATGCTGAAGCACCGATAATTCCGAAGGAGCGATTGTTATTATAACGAATAAAACTTGTTTAAGTATTAACAAATAAAAATTGATTTTTATTTTCAATTTTTATTTCCAGAAATTTTTTGTTAGATCTGCTGATATTGAGATTATTTCCTGTCCCAGATTTCTATGTAGTATTTGGGTATTTTTCCAGATTTCACAATAAACTTCTCGCCAAAAGTTTCAGACATAATTGATAAAAATGCTTTGAGATCATCTGGTTTGATTTCTGTGCGAAGTTGCAAGTAACATGTTCTGGTTGCACAAAAATAATCAAAATCAGAAACACCGAAGAAAGATGCATTTACTCTATCAATTGCTTTTGGAAAATTTTTTTGAAAAGTTTTATCTTTGGAAACATTTGATTCAATTGCGAGATAAATATCTGTTTCATAGGCATAAATATCGTGCCATCCAGCCATTCCATAATAAATATTGTTGGTTTTGAGCTTTGGTTTGATTGACTTTAATTTTAGTAACGTTGGTGTTACATTCCATGGTCCTTTGTTGATACCAAATTGTGAATAATATGCTTCGGCACTTGCACACTTTTCTGGCATTTTAAACGGAATCCAAAACCATTTGGAACCTTTGTTTTTAGAAATATATATTTGTGGCCATTTATTAAGAGGAACTTCAATTAATTTATCTTTGTATTTGGATGCAATGAGATCTTCTTTACTTTCAGGCAAATAAAAAGCTTCACATGTTGCACCAACTTTTCCTACAGGAATAGCTTTGTTAGGATGCCAAACAATCACAGCCATTTTCACAACCATCTTATCTTCCAAGTGTTCATCAGGAATTTTTGTTTTGGAACTTTTTATTACAGGACTTTTTGTCATGGGACTCTTTTTTTGAGCCTTCTTGCTTGAATTTTTCTTAATAGCAGATGCTTTAGTGGATTTGGATTTGATTTTAGATTTGGTGCGAAAAGTTTGAGGAGCTTGTTTTGTTTTTATGGGATCACTTTTCTTTAGAGGAGTCCATCTAGGTCGACCATTTTTGTCTGTAGCAACGATCCACATATTTTTATCATTACCTTTTAAAATGGTTCCAACAGCATGATTAGTCGCACTATCTTCTGGACCTCTCCTTATGTTGTTAGTTGCAGCCATTAGATGCTATTTATATTATTTTCGGAAATTTTATTAGCAGTTAACTGCTAATAAAATTAACGTAATTGTATCAAATCAGAGATTTGGTTGAATTTCGGAAATTTTATAAAATTAACGTAATTCGATCAAATCAGAGATTTGGTTAAATTTCGGAAATTTTATAAAATTAACGTAATTCGATCAAATCAGAGATTTGGTTGAATTTCGGAAAAAATTGATGAAAAATTTTTTGTTTACGTATTATTTAATAATAACATTTATTTCAATCAAAGTTGATTTGATGTCGGAAAATACATCTGAATTTTATGAAGCCCGCAAAATTGCAGACAAATCTAAAATAATACATTGCAGGATTCATGGAACAATACGTTTGAGTCCTAATATCGTGTCACTTGTTGATACACCTGAATTTCAAAGGCTTAGACATATTTCACAATTGGGATTATGTCATTATGTATATCCATCCGCAACACATACAAGATTTGAACATTCTATTGGTGTATCATATTTGGCGGGTAATATGATAACTTACATCAAAGATACCTATCCGAATAGAAAATTCATTATTAAAGAAATTCAATCTGAGCCTATGTTGATTGATGATTTGATTGTTGAATGTTACAAAATTGCCGGTTTGTGTCATGATATTGGACATGGCCCATATAGTCATTTATTTGATGATGTTCTGATGGGAAAATCAAATCATCCATATGCCACACATGAAGCCAGATCTTGTTGGATCACGGAAACTATTTGCAAAAGAGTTTTAGGTAACATTTTAACAGATGCTCATATCAATTTTATTAAGAGTTTAATTAGACCAGGACCTCAACATGAAGGCGCACTTTACCAAATTGTTGCAAATTATTACACTGGTTTAGATGTTGATAAATTTGATTATTTGTTGAGAGACACATATTGTTTGAACAAAAAAATTTCTTTTGATTATCAGAGACTTATAACTGATTTTATCATTGATGAAAATGGAAATATTGCTTATCCTAAACAATCTAGTTTGGAACCTTATTTATGTTATTCATCAAGATATTACATGCACAAGTCCGTTTACAATCACAAGACCGTTAAGATTTATGAAGAAATGCTGACAGATATTTTTCGTTTGGTTGATCCAATTTTCAAAATTTCTGACTCAGTAAATGATATGGACAAATTTTGTAAGTTTGTTGACTCAACAATTTCAAATCGTCTCGAGTTGTATGCGACAAATTCTGATTGGATTCAATGGAATTTAACTCCAGAACAACATGCTGATTTGAAAAAAGCTTGCGAAATTCACAGGCGAATTGTTACCCGACAACTTTATAAATGCACTATCAGTTTGGTGGACCTGCAACCTGGACAAGATAGTTCTGATATCAGATTTTCAGATTGTCCTGATTTGGTAAAAAAGAATTCATCTCTTGCAACAGCTTTAGATAAGGCATTGGATTTATTAATAAAATCTGCTCCTGAATTCAAGCGTGAAGATTTTATTATCCACAAAACAAAGTTGTCTTTGATGAAAATACATAATCTTTACGAAAGGGTACCATTCTATTATAAAAAAGAAGATCCTCGTAGTTTCACTAAATCCGAAAAACAAATTTCTTGTTTGCTAAGTGGTCAAGAAGCAACTGAGATTTTGTGGTATTTGATTTGCAGATCCGAAACTGAAAAGGAACTGGTGGAAATAATGACAAAGATTTTATTGGAAAATAATCTAATTGATCATGCGAACATCATAGTATAAATTATTGCTCACAAAAACTTATGAGAACAATAATTCTGAATTGTAATTTTGTACAAAATGGCTTCGACTTCAAAAACTACAACTTCATACGCAATCGGAATAGATTTGGGAACAACAAATAGTTGTGTTGCTGTTTGGTTAAATGGCAAGGTAGAAATTATTGCGAACTCTGATGGAAGTAGAACTACACCATCTCTCGTTGCATTTGATAACCAGGAAATTTTTATTGGTGATGCAGCAAAAACACAAGCTTCATCAAATTCATCACAAACATATTACGATATCAAACGTTTGATTGGCAGACAATTTAGTGATAAAGCCTTGCAAGATGATTTATCAAAATTTATTTTTGAAGTTAAAACAAATTCAGATGATCAAGTTTTGATTGGACCTGGCAATCTTAAACCAGAACAAATTTCAGCTTACGTACTATCCGCCTTGAAAAAATATGCAAGTGCATATTTGGGTCAAACTGTAACAAAAGCTGTTATTACAGTGCCGGCTTATTTTAATGATAGCCAAAGAACTGCAACAAAATTAGCAGGCGAAATTGCTGGTTTGGAAGTTTTAAAAATCATTAATGAACCAACCGCAGCAGCCCTGGCTTATGGTTTAGATAAAGTGGCAACTGCCACTGGTATAAAAGTTTTAGTTTTTGATTTTGGTGGAGGTACACATGATGTTACACTATTGGATTTGGAAGATAATATGTTTGATGTTTTGGCAACAGATGGAAATCCGAGATTGGGTGGAGAAGATATCGATTTTGAATTAGTCAATTATTGCTTAAATAAATTTATTTTGCAGAATAAGGATAAGACTGCACTTAAATCTTTAGAATCAGATCCTGAGACAAAATTGAGGGTTATGCGTCGCTTAAAAGTTGCTTGTGAAAAAGCAAAAAGAGATCTATCAGCAAATCATTCAACTAAAATTTCAGTTGAAGCTTTATGCGGCGGGATAGATTTTAATATGCAATTGTCACGAGCTTTGTTTGAGGATATCTGTTCGGAAATTTTTAGGAAAACTTTAGAACCAGTTCATACTGTGCTTTCAGATAAAAAAATGAAACCTGTGGATATTGATAAAGTTGTTTTAGTTGGAGGTTCCACACGTATTCCAAAAATTCGAAGTTTATTAGCAGATTTATTTGGTGCTGAAAAAATTAATGAATCAGTTAATCCTGATGAAGCAGTAGCATACGGTGCAGCTGTCCACGCGGCTATGTTGACTGGAACTGAAGCTCTGGGAGAAATTATCTTGAAGGATGTTACACCACTTTCTCTAGGAGTTGCGACTGCAGGTGGTATTATGAATAATATTATCAACAAAAATACTGCAATTCCTTGTTCCGAAACCAAAATTTTTACCACGCAAAGTGATAATCAAACTATGGTCACGATTGAAATATTTGAAGGTGAAAGAACAATTGCAAAAGAAAACAATCCACTAGGACGATTTAATTTGGAAATTGCTCCTGCTCCCAGAGGTACACCAAAAATCGAAGTTAAATTCGAAGTTGATGATAATGGCATTTTAAATGTAAGTGCTACTGATATTGCTGGTAATCAAACAAGAAATTTGGTTGTAACCGATAACAAAAATCGCCTGTCAGAAAAACAAATTCAACAGATGATCCAAGCAGCACGAGATCATGAAGAAGCTGATATTGCTTTTAAGAAGATCGTCATGGCTAAAAATACTTTAGAAAGTTTTGCCAGAAATATTAAAAATTATTCTCAACAAGAAAGAGCAAAGAATTTAATTGACACAGATCTCAGAACCAAGCTTAATGAAGCAATCGCTGATGCTATGAATTTAGCACTGGATGACAAAACAACTCTAGAACAATGTGCTATTTCAACGAAAAATTTAGAATCAATTTGGTATCCGATTGCAGAAAAAATGTATAAATGTAGTTAATTTTACAGATAAAGATTAAATTTTGTTTAATATTTATTTGCTTATTCGCTAAAATGCCTTTGTTACCAATTCAAGTACAACCTCCTCTAAGAGAAAGTATTGCTCAATGTAAATTTGATGATGAACCAATTGATTATGAACCTCCAAGATATGGTTTTGTATTGTTGAAATTTTTGACAGCGAGTTCACAGCAGGATCTTTATTTGACTGGTCATCCCCAAATAACATATTTTAAGCTTGTTTATCGAAGAGCATGTTTACAGGCTAAACAAGAAGTTTTGGACACTAATATCAAATATTATGATATCGATAATAATATTTTTGAAAAAAAAATTGAATAATTATTGTCATCTAAAAACGTTCTTTGAACATTTTTTTCAGCAATCTCACGACTGTCATCCAAAAGCGTTTCCACACTTTTGTCAGCAATCTCACGACTGTTACGCACTATCTCAAACTGAAATTATTTTACAAATTTTCAAATGCCTAAAAAGGAAATTACATTGAAACCCAAAGAAAAATTTGTTACAAAATCACAAAGACAACGTCACAACAGAGGTTTAAGATTGGGAGAAATGGAAAGAGAAGCATTGATAGCATACCCTATAGAACAATTCATTAGCGATCGTATGATAAATATCGAATTCCATGGATAAACCTAATTTTTATCTAAAAAACTTTATTTGGATAAAAATTGCGCAAGTTTAATCTTTATTAATATTTTAATAAATAAAATTAGTGATTCACAACAAATGTCTCTAGATTTGTTAACAGAATCTACTGCTACCTGTATTACTTGGGATGAAAGGTTTGATAATGCTTTTACAATTTTGAAAAGAATTTCTGATTCTGTTAGCATATTTCTTCAAGGAAAATTATCTTTTAGAATTGTGAACGAAGATTTATCTTTGGCTTATGGAAATGGTGCCAGTAGAGAAATTTGCCATAAGATTATTAATGAACTTATTTCTGATAAGAGTATTCGGATTGATGGATATTTTGGTAAGTTTTCCAACGGAACAACAATTTCGAAGTTAAGAGAACTTATTTCTTGGGAAAATTTAATGCAAACTTTGGCTGCTGTTATTATTGGAGCAAATACTTTGGGATACATTTTGCCTTTTCATTTCGAACCACAGTTGCTATTTCATTCAGATGATCTAACTAAATCTGATTGTGAATTTTATTGTAAGATAATGTTTCCAGAAACATTCGAATCTGTATCTAAATTATCAAGAAAAGAACTTACAGAATCCACAGCTTATGATTCAATTGAAGATTATTACAAAGATCTTGTTTGCAGGTTAAGATCTGATGAACAAGTTGAGTACGGAATTTTTGTTGAAACTTTGAATTGTGGCTTTAACGAAAAGGGACTTGTTTTGGACAAAAAATTAAGTGGTGATTATGTTTTTCTTTTGAATAATGTTATTAAAATGTTTTATTACAATTCAGACGTGGACAGTGTAACAAATTTAGTTTTGGAAGAATATTGGACTAATTTTTTGAAAACACTTAATGAAATCGAACTAAAACAATTGCTAATGGCAGTCGGATCAACAATTTCCTTAAATGCGGTTTATAATGTAAATTGCAGAGATGTACCTGGTGTGAAAATTAGTACGTGCTTTGGTTCAATTTCAATTAATCCCATATTTGTCGAAGAAAAATATGATCTGAAATCATACTTTTTGTTGTCAAATGATAAAATTCGCGACGAAAATTATTCAGAAGTTGCTCCTCTCAGTACATATGCAGAATCTGGATATATTGCACGTCGTGTTGTTAGAATTCTTGCTAACGGCGGATTTGATGATATTGCTCGACATTATTATTCGTCGAGAGGCATTAATATCTCCACGATTGAAACAATTTCTGAAGAAGTAGATTTTCCTCCAAGCGCAAATAACATATCATCTAATGAAATGGCTTTTTCTATGGGTCCAAGTTACACACTAAGAACTGCTACGGTAAACAATGGCATTATTTATATTTGCGAAGGTATGTCTGCATTATCATACTCAGGAAATCGAATTATTCATGTCGATACTAGCAATACAATGATTGGTATGTTACCAATTAGAGGCACGGCTGCTGGCGTTAATGGGATAGGAGTAGCACACACATCTGCTAATCTAATGTACGGCTATCAATCTGTTTTTGAATCACATCATCGACATGCATATATGTTACATGGTGCTGAAACAACAACCGCAAAGTGCAGAAAATTGAGAAAACCCAAAAGGGAAATTGTCAGAACCATAAATATTGTTTCCGAACCTAAGATTTCCTATAACAGATCAAGCCTAAAAATTTATAATAAAAACATCCTATCAAAAAGGAAAAACAAGGGATCAAGATCTCACATTTTTAACCGCAGATAATATTAAAAAATTCTATTGAACTCTATTGAATAAAAAATTGCATTTTGCGATTTATTGGTGAATTCATTATAATTTCAATAGTATTCTTTCTTTTGAGAACGCATTGAAGCTTGTAAAACCTACCAAAATGGCTTTTTTCTATGGAAATGGAGCTCCTCGACAAATGAGAACCGCGTCTGACGAAGAAGTCTATCAATACCAGCAAGGATATTCCAATGGTTATGCAAAGGGATCCCTTGAAGGACAACAGCAACTATTTAGCGATTTCAGAACCACTTTGCACAGAATCTATCCTACGACACCGGATGTTGTGGAGTACATTATGGATGCTGTCAGCGAAACCATCGTGGCTAGCACCATGCCCACCGCTCCATTTTTTGGGGAAACTGCTTTGCACCAGGCCACATGTGATCTGCCTGGACTGTCTGGACATGACAACCGCGGTCATGCGACTGCCTCCGTTTCCGTTCAAGCTCCAATGAATGTGACGAACATTGGTTACCAGCAGATACAACAGAATCCTGTGAGTTTTTCATTTGAGCAGCAGCCTCCATCTTTTGTACCAAGCACAGCAAAAATGGTTGCAACTGGTCCCACTCCTATTAAGTCCAAAAGCCTCGATGCATATGAACGCGCAGGCTTTAGGATTGATCCTCCAGGAGCTCCACGCAAGTCCATGAAGCATGCACGAGTTTCATCCCCAAAAACTCCAACAAAGTTCGACATGAGCAAATCGGCTGATGTACTAAAGTCGGATGACAGCGTTGGCAGTGCTGCTAATGTTAAGTCTGAATATGTCCTAACAGCCTCTGGACCACCTAGTAGTTCCACAGTCCAATCTTTGATTGAAAGTTTCAATTTCAGTCGGTCACTTGATACTGGGCTCACAGCCTCGCAATCTTCTACGAAAAGTTCCAGGCCCGGTCCCGAGTGTATTTTCAAGTGTGGAGCTCGTATCAACTCAAGACAGCAAATTTTCTGCTCGCGTTGCAGAGACCATGTGAACAACGATGGACCACAGTGCTCATACAAACATTCTGAATCGAACACACGCTGCAAAACTACTGCATCCCTCAATCTTCCTCGCATTGGGCGAGACAAGGTGAGAGACCCGCGTAAACTTCCTTTTGGATACTATCACATGTACTGCCCTGCACACAAAGATCACGAAGCAAAATTTAATGCAAAAACGGATCGATATTAAACTACAAATTTTCATTTCAGAAGATTTTCTTCTAAAATAAAAATTTTAAATTGTGTTTTTACTTTGCGCCAAAACCTCCTTTCATTCTCATAACCAAAAATACCGTGTTGTTGTTTTGTACACCATACTCATTCAAACAATGTCCGTCTTCCAGTTGTCTTCCTGAAAAAATTAAACGTTGATTTTCAGGAGCAACATTCTCTTTTTCGGCAACGCGAAGTCTAATATTTTCGATTTTGTCATCAGAATTGCATTCGATGACACTTGTCTTACCATTCATACCCTTGAGGAAAAACTGAATTCTGCTTCCAGATGTTGATGATGTAGCTTGTTCATTTTCTGAAGTTGTAGGTGTAGGTGTAACTCCTTCCATTTGACTAGGAGTTTGTACTGTTTGTGCTGGTGGTTGTTGCATAGTTGAGTCAGGATTGCTAATTAAATTCTCAGTCTTCTCGATTACAGGATCCACTAGATCCACAGGATTTGTGACATCGAGCTCAGACACAACAGGCGTAACAGCCATAGTCTCTGATTGATTCGCAGGGGATATTTGCTCAGGTTCCATATTCTGCAGGATAATATCAGTATTAGTATTGGTATTGGTATTAACGTCCATTTTGTTTTTCGATGAATAATAAAATATTTGTGAATTTTACGTGGGAAGAATTTTGGTTGCAATTTTTATTAAAAATCTACTAAATTTGTAACATAAAATTGCAGAGAAAAATTCTTATTTAAATATTTTAACACATAAACAAATCAATCTTTATCTTTGGATTCATGGAAGACACTTATTATGAAAGTTATAATCTGGAAGATGCTATTAATGTAACAATAGATAGCGATCAAGCCTTTATCTTGGCAAATGAAGTTCAAAAGAAATCTGGAGGAATTGGCCGCACCTATGCAATTTTTAACAGGTTTAAAACATTTCTAGGAGCGAGAAAACAATTTCCACACTGTCATGAAATATTGGTAGATCATGTAAAAGCTGCTCCAAATCCTGGAGGTAGGTTGGTTTTTGATTTTGATCTTAAATATTCTGATACAGAAGATGAAAATGGTCGCAGAATTGAAAACGTAGAAGATATTGAAGATATTGAAATTGAATCAGAAGAAGATTCTTTTGGATTAGAATCAGAAGACGCTCAAGAAGATGATTATTTGTCAGAGGAAATTGATGAGATTGAAGAAGAAGATCCTTACCAAATATCTGATGAACCGAACGATTCCGGAGTAAAAAAATGGGATAGAGGAATTCCTCTAGATTTCAATTCCAGAGTTGAATGTGCAATTTTAACTGTCATCAATACTTATTTTAAATATATTTCGACTGATAAACTAGTATTTGTTTGGTCCACATCAGAAAATCCCAACAAATTTTCCAGACATCTTACTGTTAAAAATTTGTATTTTGTAGATTGGATGCCTATGTCAAAATGTTTCTACAAATTATTTTGTATAGTGTGGGATGAAAGCGAAACTTGGATCTCAAGTGGAAAATTTGTAGATTTCCAAATTGTTAGACATAACGCATCTCTTAGAATGGTCGGTTCAAGTAAAATTGGTGGTTACAATTTATTTATGAACAATCCTTCACATAAACTTACTGATTCACTTATTCGCATATATGTTCCAAGTGATATGGAAAAAGAACAAATTGTGACGATGAATAATTTTAGCGAAGTTGCAAAAAGATATTACAATGAAGAAATTAAACCCAAACATAAAGATTTTGTTATTAGAACACCCAATATCAAAAGTAAAGCTTCTTTCCCAAAAGAAGTTTATGATGCAGCATTTAGGTCAGTTACATTAATTACTGGATCAATTTTCAATGTTGGAAAGATTTCTGGAGGAATTTTAAGTTTGATGAGAGTTAATCCAGGCCGTTGTATTTTATCCGATAAGAAACATGAAAATGAAAATGCGTATGTTATTATCACTCACAATGAAGAAAAAGAAAGATATTATGTAAGATTTGGTTGCCATAGGAAATGTAAGGGTGATAAGAAAACAGAAGTTATTGGATACATTATGCCAGGATCTTACGCAATCAAACTCGAAAAGAAATTCGAATCCAGAGTAAAAAAATAACGAATTTAATCAAATCAAAGATTTAATTAAATTACGGAATTTCACAATCGGAAATAACGTATTTTGCTGAGAGCTTTTGCTCTCTCCGAAATTCGGATTTTTGAAAATCCCATAATATGGTCGTTTAACGTATAAACATTTGTAATCTAATTATAGTAGTCCGATAGTTAAAACTAAAGAAAAAGCTACAGGGCATTAGGCTTTAAAATGATTTCAAAAACTAGAACAAACAAGGATTACACGTACCAAAAGAAAAATTCCTTTAAGAATTATGCACGAAGTAATTTTGCAGATAAAGTACCAGAATATTCTCAAGGAACAAATCGCAACATTGGCAATATCGGTGATGGAAGTTATCATTGCAAGACTTCAGATAATGTTGGCGAACCGAGTGTGACAGATATACCAAGATCTCATTCTCCTCAAGCTTTGCAGAAAAGTACGCAAGAACACCAAAAGTTCAATCCTAAGTTTTTTAGAGTAGATTTCAATACGTTCAAATCTGCTGGAATTATTCCTTACACTCAGCATAATGGTGTTACTTTGTTCCTCCTTCAAAGATTAGTATCGGGAACGGATAACAAAAATGCATTTGGGTGGAATGATTTCGGTGGAAAGAAATCCAAAGCTGATGCCAATATTTTCGAAACAGCCGCCAGAGAATTTGGCGAAGAGACAAGTTGTTTGTTTTATTTATCGGAAAATTCATCTGAATCCTGTTCTCCGGATTTGGAAATTGCCTATTCCACATTGAAAAGCAGCCAAAATGCGGAATACGATGCACAAGGAGTTGAACTTTTGTGCAGTCTCATACCCGAAAATAAAAAATATTTTGCAAAAAGGTTAGATACAATGGTTAATTCTTTGTCATATCAGCAACCATTGTATGTTAGCCACAAGGATGTTTATGTTTCATATTTTATGAAAGTAAAGTATATTCCTGCAGAAGACATCCCTGTATCCGAAGATCTCCATATTCATTATGAAACACGATTTATTCGAGAGTGTAAATGGTTTACATTTACTGAGTTGATGCAGTTGGAAAGAAACGAATTCCACAGACGTTTGCAAATCACACCACTCCACGAACGTGTTTCTCATTACTATAAGGAATCGCTCCTCAATTAAATTTCTTAAAGGGAAATTTGTTGATTAGTCACCTGAAGACTAAAAAAGAGTTTTTTCTTTGCTAATATCGTACAAGTTGATGAATTTATATCGATTAATGTACTGATATGCAAATATAATACTAATTAATATGTTAATTAGTATTAATCTTTAACTAAATTGAATGTCTTCACCAAATTTGATTTTTAAGATAGGGAATGGTTCGGAGGAAGCCAATGTCATAGATTTTAACACAATTAACCCTGAGGATGTATCATTTTACACAATAGAGTTCGTTTTGAAGGTTCTTTCAACTAAAATGACTGCAGCTTTGAATGCTGATCCAAATGTAATTTACAATCCATATTTCCAACAAGCTTTAAAAACTCTCCAAAAAGCAAAATTTGAAATAGAAAATGCTGAAAATTCTACTGATCAAAAATATGTTTGCCATACACCAGATAATCTTGGAAACATAGATATTAGTAATTATCAACCTGGAGGTCATCAACCTTGTTCTGATCCAGCTATTGTAAAGGATTTACTTTTGCCAACGGTCCAAGCCTGGAATATTTATTTAGAAAATCCGTCTGTATCTAATAATGACAAACAATCAGTTAACTTTGATGTTGTTGCTTCTAAAATAGCTACCGAAGTTAGAACAGGTGATTATTTTAGCAATTATTCACAAATTAATTCCTTATGGAAAACTTCATTGGAAATGTTGCAAAATTTGGCAACTGCATCTGTTACAGAAAAACAAATTATTGATAATGGAGTTAATGTGGATGTTTATTTTGTTGATCTTAAATTCGAATCACATGATATTGATCCAGCTTTGATTTTATCAACAGATATGGTTGATTTGGTTTCATATGGTGATCTTAATAAGAGTTTAAAATCAGGACCAAATGCATCCCATCTCTATGCCCAAATTCAATCTGAAGGAAATATTATGGGTTCAACATCGTTCTGCTTTTCAGCAGAACGAGATTGTAACTCGCAACAGCGAGGTTCAACATCGTTCAAAGGAGACACCACAGCAAAAATGTTGGCAGATTTAACTGCGAAAACTGCAGCTTTGCCGGATATTAGTCCAATATCCAATGGTCTTAGAATTTTAACTCAAACTAAAATTTACAAGGATAAAAATGGTATTCCAGTTGCTCCTTTGGAGGATGCACAAAAGTCTGCAGAAAGGATTGCTGATTTGCAGCTGGCTCAATCGGCGTTTTTAGATAGGTTAGATAGACTGCCAAATAGCAGAGGACAAACATATTCAAGAACTTATACAATTTCTCAAAGCGGTGGCAGATTGGTTGACTTAGATAGTTTTGAGGGTCAAACTGACTCCAAACAAACTATTGATGTACTAAATATGCAGGTTGCGGAACTTCTTAAAGAATTTTACACCAAGCAAGAACTTTATTATGAGGATCCTAAATCTCCGATTAGCACCAGAGCCATTGTTAGAAAAAATGATCACTTCATGGAATTGCTGCGACTGCTTTCGGCTGAAAGTAAACCATTAAAAGATTCAGCTGACAAATTTTCTGAAAATTCTTCTGAACTGTCAACATATGTTTCTCAATACAAAAAAATTATTGCTTCGTATTTGTACAAGTTGAACATTGCTTCGGAGTCTGATTTGATTGCAATTAAGTCAGAACTTTTGTCTGACATCAAGAACTTAAGACCTGAATCTTCTTTGGACAGTATTTTTGAAAAGAAAACCTTATCAGAAAATGCAATGGCAGATTTATCGAATTTGGATTTTAATACAGCCGATGCGGCTTCTGTCGCAAATGCCTTAGAACAACTTATGCTAACGAGCGATTCAATACAAACTACAAAGAAAATTCCCGATTTGATTGTAGATTTGAAAAATACCGACAGACTTTTAACGAGAATTTCAGATAGATTGGAAGCAGATTATTCAAAATTAAGTGTGAGATCAGATCAAATTGAAATGATCAGAAAAACGATTGGAACGAATCTCAAAGGCGATTTATCATTAGGAAATATTTTGATTGAAGATCTCATTTTTGTTAATAGAGTAAATGATTTTAATTTGAAAAGTTTGGACACAATCAAAACTGAATCAAGAAAATCTCAGCGTAGGTTGCAAGATTTGGAAACCTACATGCAAGGAATCAAAGCTGAAGTGCAAACAAAACAATTTACTGATAAAGAAGCCAGAATGTTAATTCCATCTGTCAGCCAGCCACAAAATTCAGATGTATCAACAGTATTTGATGTAAGTGGCGATATTGATTTGGAAGAATTTCACAAGAACATGGTTGAAAATTATTTCAATAACACATTGGCAAATATTGATAATTTGTCTACATATTCAGCTCTTAGTAAGAGAAGAGATACATTGGTCGACGAAGCAGACTTCCTAACCTGGAACAAAATTGCATTTAATATTGCCGAACCTCTTGGTAATGTATCAGATGTTGCAACTGCCAACAGAAATTTATCCAAGTCAATGTATTTAATGTTCCCAGAAAATGGTTTGGTTATCGGTTCTCAAATTAACTGGTTAATTGATAATTATGTTATTTTTGATATTGGAAGAATTGATCGACTTTATCAATCGATTTTCGTGCCAGGTAACTCATTTTATTTACATGGTGATCTTTCTAAAGAAAATGCTGCAAATTGGCTTTTATCTATGATTGAACACAACAATAGGCTATCAAATAGGTCACTTGATACGAATATTTCAAATCTGACTTTAGATGAAAAAATAACTTTTTTGCAAACACTCCTGGCGTCCGAGAACAAAATTTCTCAAAAAGAAGTTGATATTGATGCCGACACATTGTATCCCAATTGGAAAATTGCCTATGCAAATCTTCAAAAACAATTAAGAGACGCACGCACTACTAGGAAAACCAATTATGAAACAAATGTTTTAGTTTTTTCTCGATCGGATAAATCAGATACGGGTCGCCGTTTGACCGACAAAGAAATTCAAAATAATTTTAGTGAACAAATCAATCTTCTAAATGAGCAGATTGACGAAACAACTTCAGTAGATGTTAAAGCAGGTGCTTTTGAACTTTATGCAAATAATCTGGAACTGAGTTCAAAAGCTTGCTTAATAATAGCGTTAACGCCTAATGTGCAAACTAGGTTGTTGTTGGAACAACTTGGTACTAAAATTAGTTCTCTAGTTAGACTTTGTGATATTTTTGAATATTTCGGACAAGAATCGTATATTGCTGATTTAATCAGTTCTGCGGCTGGATATGAACAAATTGGTTTACAAAAAAACTTAATTACAAAATTTATTGAAGATGTGAGAGTTGCTCTTATTTCTGAACAGTTCCAACCTTTAGTCGAGCAGCTTAATTCTGAAAAGATTTATTCTGAACTTGTCAACGAGGGTTATGTTGAAGCAAACATCGATGATGCAACAAGCAGCAATATTGATCCAAAAAGAGCCATTTTATTGGAAACCTATGATAAAGTTTATGGTAAGGGTATTGCTTTTGCAAAAACTTTAGAAAAAGAAATTTATGGTTTGATTGAAAAATCAGGTATTTTTATGCTTAGTTTGTTGAGAGAACAATTGCACTATTATTTTTCCACTTACAGACAAACAAGTAAACTTTTCAATTTGTTTGATTCAGAGGCTAAGATTGATGCAGCATTGGAAATCAAAACAACTGAAAGAGACAGAACAAGAATTACCTTAGTAAAGGGATCATATTATGCTGCCAATAGAGATGCATACAACGAGATAATTAGAAAAATTGGATCTATAACTACATATGTTGATGAGAGTCTTGGTAAAGCTTATGATTTTGAATTGGACATTGTTTTGGAAATTGAAAAAGTTAACCAAACAATAAAAGCTGCATTGGCCTATGGAGAAAAATGGACAGGTTTTAGAACTTCATTGGTAAGGCGCAATTTGGAACTTATGACAAGTCTTGTATTTAATCCTCAAATGAATCAACAATATTTATCAAATTCGGAGCTCAACACAATCTTGATTACAGCTTTGACTAACAATTCGACGATAGCTGATATGATGAAAGTTAAATTGGCTGAAATAACAAATCTAAATAATCATCAAATCTTGTACAATGACCAAATTAACAATTACTTAGCAAGTAAGATGATCATGGGAAGAACTCTTGAAGGTAAAAGTCCCATCGCGAAGTACTACAAGCAAATGAGTTTTGGTATTGTCGAATATTACTATGATATTATGGACTCCATATTGAATTGTTTGGATGGATTATCAGAACCATTTGAAGAAACAAATGAAGTCGGACGATATCTTTACAGATATCATTACATAACTTTGCGCAGATGTTACGCTTTATTTAGGTATTTAATAGTAAATTATCTCACAGAAAAGAAAGTTGAAAATCCAACAATTATCAAGTACAAAATTCTCACAGCAAAAACTGCATCGACTGCACTCGAAGTCTTTACAGAATTTCATCTTTTGAGAAGATATTTGGATGAATTTAGTGCCACAATGATGGATAAGGTTCAGCTTCATTTGAGAATTAATGACTTTGTTTCAAGTTCTTACAACACAATCACAAAAACAAAATATCCTGATGCTGAATTTTTGTTAGATGTTGATCCTTATGGTGAAACATATGCTAAGAGATGGGATAATGGTGATCTAATTTTCACCAACAGAAATAATGGTAATAAGTTGGACATTAGTTTTGACTTGCTAGAACGCATCCAAATTAGGACTGCGAGAAAACCTAAACCATTTAATGCTTATTATCAAAAAACCTATTCCAAAATGGAAAGTCATAAGGGAATTGATTTTAAAAGAATTTACAATACAACTGTTTTCCCAAATGCAGATGTGATTGCATCTTACATGTCAATTGCTCCAAATATTGTTGCCAATCAAGGAACTGTGATTATGACTTATGGTTACAGTGGTGTGGGTAAATCTGCAAGTTTGTTTGGTGTAAAATCATCTTCCCCAAACATTCCTGCATCAAATGGTATATTACAAGCAACACTTGACCAATTTGATAAAGCGCAAATTTACTTTAGAGTATATGAAATCTATGGTTTGGGAACTCAATACAATTATTATTGGAATCCAACAAGCCAATCTTCTGGAGGCTTAGATTGTTATCCAAACTTTTCTCAAATGATCATTCAACATGAACTCATAACAACAGGATCCGTTTTAGGTTTGACAGGAAAGAAACTATTACAAAATAGATCGGATATGTTCAATTATGTGATGGAACTCCGTAATCCAAAATCATCACGAAGCTACAAGAGAATTTCAGAAAGCCATTACAGGAACTTCACAGATTTTGTTGGTAAGATTGATGCAACTCGCGAACAAGGTATTGAAATTAGAAAAGCATTCACTCACTTGATTACACAAGTTAAATCTACAATTAATAATCCAATTTCATCCAGATCAATTTTAGTTTATGATTTCGAAGTAAATATTGACCCAAATAATGATATTTGCGTTCCGTTTTTGATTTATGATTTGCCTGGAAACGAAGATATTTTGCAAACTTACGTTACACCTAATTTGGAAAGCGTATTAGATAACACTGTCAGATCCAGAATTTTTGCTGATATTATCGGAGATGGACCAAATAAAGAAAGAAAATCCGCTTATGTCATGAATCCAATTTTGACCCCAATTTTTGATGACAATTTACAGACAATGAAAGCAGTCTTGGCAGAAATTCAATCCGATCAGTCTTACAATAATTTAATTCAAGATTTCCTAAACTATGTTGTTGTTAATTACAATTTAGATATTCCTAACGATTCTTATCGACCCAATGGAACTTCTTTTAGAATTGCAGACCTATTTAAAATTCAACCATATTCATTGGCAGATATTTTAAGCGCGAAGAATCTTTTTGCATCAGCAGAAATCTTAGATCAAATACGGCAATTGAATCGATGGCCAACTTATGCTGCATATTTAAATAGTGATAAGCCAGCAGAACGGCCTGTAGCAGAAAATTTTGCTCGAGCAATTTATTTATTAGATGTGCTTGGTGTTATTGGTGTGCAACGTTGGACAAATCCTGTAGCTTTGACCGATGAGATTGTCCAAAAAGAAATTTTTATCCTGGTGTCAATTGTTTTGATTGGATTCTTAATCAAGTACCAACACATAGATATTTTAGTGGAAATTCTTTGGAGAATAAATGGAAGCCCCAATTCTGATGACAGTGGAAATTGGACACGCAATAAGATCTATGCTTTCTTTGAAGCCTATTACATTAATGAAAACGTTATGGGATTACTGCAATACTTGACAAAGAACGTGTTGCCTCCATCCGATCGATCAAGTGACGAAATTGGTATTCAAAGTGGTGCTTCCAACAATGATTTCACAACAATATCTGATGAGCTTAATAGAGGAGTACAAACTGGTAATCGTTACAGATCTTTGAGGAACAATGCAGAATTTAAACCCAATCAGATAGCAATTAATGATTTTGGTTATGCTGTAGATGAAGTTTACATTGCTCCCACACCTGAAATTTTAAAACAAGATGCAATTGATACTTACAAATTAGATAATGCCGTAAAAGAAAATGGTAGCTTCTTCCAATACAACACCATACAATATGGAGAATTATTTAGACGCATGACGAATACAATTGCATTTACAAATAGAGGTTTGTATGATAAAAATAAAGTATTCAGAAGCGGTACAATTTCTTGTTCCCAAAGCTTAGCTAATCCACGAAGTGTTATAGATGGATCGCCTGATACTTTGCCTGAAACGAACAGACCACTTTTACAAGATTTCATCGAACCCTATGAACAAAAAATTTCTTTTTATTATGTGTTTTATGTGGTATCAAATGGGCAAACCATAAATAAAGCTGAAGAACAAATTGCCTTGCTGGAAAATTCTATGAGTTTCGTCAACAGACTTTCTTACAGTTCTACTAGTAACTTATGTAAAGCACCAGATTTTTACGCTAGCGCACAACCTAAACAAGAAACATTTGGAACTCCCGTACAAGTACCAAAACAAAACGAACCCATTGTACCTTTAGTACCTTCGATAGAATCTGCAATTATTAATCCACAATTAATTATGGATTTCACCGGTTTGGCACCAATTGCAAATCAAGTTTTATCTGGAGGAGTTTATGTTAGAGAGAGCAATGATAGCAAATCCTTTTTGAAAACAACAAGTGCTGAATTTTTACCATACGTATCGACTTTTCTTGAGGTTGGCAAAAATTGTATAGAATCCTATTCACAAAATTACATATCTCAACCAGATATTTTGTATCCAAGTGTATCTACTGCAAAATTTTTACCAAACTTAGGAAATTCGTGTTACTTTGGTAGCGGTCTTCAATTAATTTACAAAATGGAAAGTGTTCGCAATTATATTAACCGTGCAGAATTTGGCACAAGCAAGCTTTCAAATATCCAAAATGTAATGAGATACATGTCAGGGGAACCAGACACAACGTATGACCAGGCAGATTATTTGGAAGGTCGACAACTTATGGTATGTGATAATCTGGAATCCATGCGCGACGCTGGCGAATTTATCAATAGTGTACTTTCAAATCTTCCAGCTGATATTCAAAATGCCTACAATTGGAAAATTTCAAATAATTTCCTTGCAGCTGATAAAACAATTTTAACATCGAAAACAGATAATGTTTATCCTTGGATTATAGGAGCATCAGCCTTAAATAAAAAATCTAAAAATATTTTGTTTGAGGCCCTTGATAAAAGCTTTAGTCCAGAAATTGTTGGAGGATCAAATGCCCTACAGGATTCTACCACAAAAGATTATGTTTTCACAGTAAAATGCCAAAAACCAGAATCAGCACCAGATTACTTGTTCATACAAATTTCCATTTTTGAGCCTACAAAAATTAAAATCAATTATGATATTGCACTCAATATGAAATTTGGATTGTCGGTTGGTGGTAGAGGTTATTTATACACACTTGTGGGAATAATAACACACATTGGCGAAAATCATTATGCATCAACTGTATTTAACGGATTTAAAGGTGATGATTTGATATATTCAATTTATGATGATCAAACTTCTGAAAAACTGGACATTTTGCAAAGCAAATCTGCAGAATTTTTGTCTCCGAAAGCTATTAAGGGAACACCATATATCTTACTTTATGAACGAATAAAAACACCACTAGAAGTGCTTTGAAGCTCACAGAATTATTTAATTATTCTATCCCAAATAAAATAATTAAGTTTTCTCTAATATTTGCAAAATTTCTGACCAAGATGGTCTCTTGCTTGGATCCAAACTCAAACACCTATCCAAAGGATAAGGTACGGTTAGGACTACATTTTTATGGAAATTTTCTGATTCGATTAATTTTTTGAAAATATCCTCATAGGTAAACTTGCTCACTGATGAATAAGATGGAAGACCTTGATACAAGTGCATAGGTCGCTTAGAAAACAATTCAAATACTATGATACCAAAGGACCAGATATCAAACTTTTCATTAAAAAATTTTGTATTAAAAGTCTCATCATCATCATAGGCTTCAGGAGGTCTATGCGTAATTGTGCACTTCAAACTTGGAGTTGAAACGTAACCAAATTTGTTGTAAAATTCGCAAGTATCAAAATCGATAATTTTAACATTATCAGCACAATCTATCATAATATTATCCAATTTCAAATCCATGTGATAAACACCAAAATCGTGTAAATTTTTCATTGCGGATGCGATTTGAATTAAATATTTTATAATTTGTTCTTGGGATAGGTTTTTAAGTTCTGTTATTAGCTCTTTTTCAACATAAGGCAAGACCACAGACCATTTTTTGTTCTGATTTTGCATGTAAAAATCAAAAAAGTTTTTCCCCAAAAAATCTATTTCATTGATAGCAAATTTTCTTTCAATATCTGTTACACTAACTGCTCTTATGATGCAAGGATGAATACAGCTTGTTGTTACAACAATTTCATTTACTCCGCCAAAATTACTTTCATGTACATATTTTATGACATATCTTGTTCCATCTTCTCTTTCGCAAAAATAAAGGTGATTTTGACCACCATGGCTTTTAACTTCTTTATATATGCGCATATGGTTATTTAGATCTTTTGATCTAAGGGTCTACTCTTCTAACAGTCTTAAAATTAGAAAGCATAATGTTAATTTTGTTTGTTAACTTAAAGTTCGCCCATGTCATCAGTAAGTTTTTTGATGGCGTTTGTCAGATCTTTTTGTGCTGAGACTAGTTCTCCCAATATATGAGTCATGTCAGAAATACTTTCGTTCAGAATATCAACACGTTCTCTTAGAGATGCAATGTAGGAATTACGCGATGTTTTGTCTACGTAATTACCACGCCCTTGGGCCGGATCAACAGCCTGATATTCTATTTCCATATTATCTTCATCCACAAAATCAGCCTCGTTTTCAGATGGTATTTCTTCAGCTTCAACCCATGATTCATTCTCATCAACATCTTGTTCAACAGGTGCATATTTTGCCATTAGATTGGATAAATTTCTGTTAATTTCTTCTGATTCTGCATCCATTTTGTATTGCACATGTCGAGACGTATCTCGGTCTGCTAAAGCAGGTCTCGAAGCCTCTCGATCTACTGAAGTAGGTCTCGAAGCCTCTCGATCTACTGAAGTAGGTCTCGAAGCCTCTCGATCTACTGAAGTAGGTCTCAAAGCCTCTCGATCTGCTGTTGCATGTCTTGAAGCAGTTCTGTCTGTTGGGGTGGATCTCGAAAATGCGCGATCTGATTGTGCGTATTTAGGAGATTGTGTTATCAAATCAGTTGGATCACTTTGTGATTCAATATAAGTTGTACGCGGAGGAGGTTTTGGTGCTCTTGTGATATCTGATCTGTGCTGAGGTTGTTGCGGTTGGTGAAGATCAGTTCTATAAGAAGGTTGTAAAACGTTTTCATTGTCTCTGCGAATCATTTTTGTTTGTCCAACTGGTTTAATAGAGCGTTTAATGGAAGATGTTGGTTTGCTCATCTTATCTGTGAGATTACTACGTTTATGCTCCTTAGTATCTATATGTGATTTCATGATGAAAATTTAAGCCGCGAATTTCATAAAATATTATGTGCACAATTAAATTCATCATTCTTGTATTAAGAATAAGAATTGCAATATAAATAATTAGATCAAAGTTATATCCAACGCCTATAACTTTCACGTTACAGTCTAGCAATTCAGCAGACTTTAATTTAACAAATAACCATGGAGAATATTTTTTTAGATTTGAGAACTCTGGATGTTGAGAACATGATTTTCGTCAAGCCATTGGGTTTTGGTAAATTTAGCAAGAATTTAGGTGTTTATTACAAAAGTCCTCAACCCGAAGTTAAAGATGATGAGACTGTGGAAAATACTGAAGAAAAGAAACCAGATAACACACGCAGACAAAAAATTATTATTAAAACTCCTAAAATGTTAGTCCCATTTGCAATTAAGGATTTTTCAGGGGAAGATGGAAGAAAAAGTGCATCTGTCAGTTTGTCTTTTGGAAATGTTCCATACTTACACAATGAAGATGAAATTAAAAAATTTTATCATGCGATCAGAAAAATAGATGAAACAATTGAATCCACAATAAAAGCAAACAAAAAAACATGGAACTTGGATCCAAAAATGACTTTCAGAAAATCAATAAAAACATTATCGGAGAACTATCCTTATTACATGAGTGGAAATCTTGCTTATGATAAAGAAGTTGGAGAATTGTTTAACGTTTATGATGAAAAAGCAAAAGCCTGTAATTTGGCTGATATTACAAAAAGGTGTGTTGCTAGTTTTGTTTTAGAATTAACTGATGTTTGGTTTAATGATATTAACTGCGGAGCATCTTGGACAGTTCTTCAAATAAGAAAAAGCAAACCCTACTCAACTTTAAGAGAACTATTTAAAACAGTTTGCTTTTTGGAAGATCCCGATGATAAAGATGATCCTGTTTTAAAGCATCTGGCAAGTTTGCAACCCAAACCCATAGCTACATCACCATCATATTATAACATAGGTCCTCCTGCACCTCATCCTATTAATTATCATCGTCCCAGAGATGAAACTGATTGGTCAAGACCAATACCATCAGCACCTCCGCCACCACCTAGTAACAGCAGCGCAACATCATTTACACCTTCTTTAAATGAACTTTTAGCAGCAAAAGATCGCTTGAAAAAATCCTCTACTAATCTCAAAACCCAAAAAATTTCAGCCTTAATTATGTCAAATTATGCCACACAATCTGTTTCAGACGCAACAAAATCTAAAACAGAAGATGATTTAGAAGAACCTGATACTAAATCCGATGTTGAAATTGACTTGGAAGAAGAAAAACCTCAAAGCGAAGTTGCAACCAACACTCCTGAACTCACAGACAAAACAACAAATGATCCTATAACCAAACTTAAAACTGTTACTGTCAAGAAAAAAATTATCAAAAAGAAAATTGTTAAGCCTAAAAAAGCCCTCAGTCAAAAAACTTAATATTTTATTTAACAAACAATATTTGTTGAATAAAAATTGTGCGCAGAATCATTTTGTGTTATAATGTTGTAATTAAAAATATTCAGTTATCAAAAATGGATGTCGGCAATCCATTGTTGCGCACACAAATGATAAATGCTTTGCAACATATTTGCTAAATTCTGTTAGTAAATCAATCCATTGCTGCACTCCAGAAGAAGATGTAGTTCACAGGCTCTTAAAAGAAAAACCTGATGTCCAGCCATTATTTGAAACAGTTTACACTACATCCAATGTTAAACTCAATAGACCAAATATTAATTTTATTCGTTGTGAATTAAATGATCAAAATTATTTGTTTTCGAAGTTCTAATTCTAAATCAAATTCCATAATTATTTTATGGAATTTGGATTATAATTGATTAATTATTGGACTCAAATCTGAGATCAACGATCAGTTTTTCAGTTTTGGGGAAAGAGTTTGAAGTAGTCGACCGAGGCGATCATGTTGTTGTCTCCATTTTCAAACCTGAAGAAGGGATTTAGAGAACCGGGCAACCAGTAGACAATATCATTGAAAGCTCCCTGAGGATCATTCACTCTGACAATCTGCTCTGTCGTAATCCACTCGGTGTAGACATCTTCCTTTTCGCAGTATTCATATGTAGTGCAAAGCTTACCGATCTTGTGGCAAATTTCGATGTGTTGGTCAGGTCGAATTGTGTGCTTGGAGTCCTTCACAAAGTCGAAAACTTGTCTGTAGGTATCAAAAAGCTTGATGCCATTCTTGACTCCGGGGAAGAATGAAATATTGTCATCCTCAGGTAGTTGTTCTGGCTTTGCTTTTAGGATTCTATGCATATTGTTCCTGGCGAACATTCTAGTCAATCCCTCAGATAATCCACGCGAACTTGTGCTTGGAATACAATGTTGGTCGCGTTGAACAGTTTTCTTAACAGATGCAAAAGCTTTGCAAACAGATGCATGCGGTGCATCTACCAGAACACCTTTCACAATGGCCTTAACTTTGATGTTCGGCACATGAAGTGGAACCGGAATCATTTCTCTGTTTGAGAGTACAAATTTCTCTTTCATTGAGGAGTATTTAATGCAAAACTCGAAAGTTTGGAGTTTGGGTGCAAATGTGATAAGATCCTTGAAAAGTGGAGCAAGTGGCATCAGATGTTTGTCGTCTCGGTGTTGTGCTGCGACGTGCATCTTCTTCAAGGCCTGCAAATTGAGGCTAGAGGTCAAGTTCTGCAAATTGACGTGATTACAATAGAGCTCCTCCAAGTCATGCATTGCACACAATTGCTTGTCTGTAAGATTGGACATCAAGCCCAAAATGCGAAGATTCGGAGGGAATTGTCCGGTAATTGGATTGGAGAATTTCTCTTTCCCATCAGAAAAGATTTTCTCAACCTTAGGTGTTTCAACTGCCTCAAGAAACTCTCTGGTTATGGCATAGCGTCCAGCTTGCGAACTGAGTTCAAACCAATTGTTAACTTGTGTTTGCTTCGGAAGTTGAACATAAACTTCCAACTTGTCAAGGTGCGATGGTGCTGTAATCTTTTCCAATTTCTTAAGATCTTTCGATATATCCACAAGATGTCCATAGCAGATCAAATCAGCCGGAAGGTTCACTGTTTCAAGTGGATGGACTGGATGGACGAATGTAAGCAAAGTTCGAGGCAAATCCAGTGTCACATTGTTCTGTGTAATAAATCCTGAGTGGATTATGCAGTGCTTCAATGTCGACATAGGGTCAAATGTTCCTATGATGGACATTGTTCCTATGATGGACATTATGCCAAAAGTCAGCATTTGCAAAGACAATGGAAGATGAGCCAAGTCCAAAGTACCACTTCCCACATTCAGAAAAGTCAAAGATGTGAGATCCTTCAGAGCTTGGTGGTCGGATACAAAAGCAATTGTCAACGAAGTAAGGACATTCGTTGGTGAAATTTCAGGGAAGGATGCTAGGCGTAAGAAATTTAAACTTTTAACGTTTGGCATTGTGAGCTTCATTGAGTGAGAGGTAAACTCATCAATACCCACTGTGTCAGGATCGATTTCTTGGTTTGGTTTAAGAGTGACTGAAGTAACTCCCTCAGGTACAATCACTGATTCATGCTCTTGAGGAAGGTAGTATGTGAGTTTCTCTGGGGCTTGGGCCAACATTCTTAGTGTTGCGTCAACATCAAACTTGTGCGTAAAAGAAACAATCTTCTCAAAACCATTGCCAAAGTACTGAGATAGGACCTTGTACCTATAAACAGAGTGCATGGCTGCATCATAAGGACTGTAATCCTTGTTGGCTCTGCAAAAGCAGGTCTTCGTGGAATGAGAGCATTTGTCGTAGGAAAGAAAAACTCTCTTGTGACGGCCACAATAGCAAGGTCCAGGACGGATGGTCAGCTTGTCACGATTCAAATGGATTCTCTCTTGAAGTTGTTTGGTGACCAAAGCCAGCATCAAGACACTGCACGAATCCAGATATCCTGATGGTATCATGCAGTTCGTAAACATTTCGTAGAACTTGGCATCCTCGATTGAGATTTTTGTGGTGTAAACTGTTTCTTTCGAAACTATGGTGGGACTTGTTACACGACATTGTATAACTCTGGGCACAGAAGGCTCGGCAGTTGGTTGACCCTTCGGGGGATTCTTGGGTTTCTTGGCTTGTGCTTTTGGCACAACAGTCGCAGTCAAAGGTTGCAATCCTTTTACGGACACAGGGTTGCGAGGCTTCTTGTTTTTGGGCATTGTTCTGAAACAGACAGTAACCTAGAATTCCTATAGAACTTTTCAATTAGAATCTTTGGGCAATTTTTTTTCAATAGTTGTTTTGAGAAGGTGTTCTCAATAATTATCATTATTGCTCACAAGCAAGCTGTGTTCTCAATAATTATCATTATTGCTCACAAGCGGGCTGTAATTTCTATAAAATTTCAAAAAAAATTGCAGGTTTGAACTGCTTGGCGAGTCCCCAGAAAAGGTTTAAAAGATTGCCTGGTTGGCCGAGTGGTTTAAGGCGCTTGACTTAAGATCAAGTGTAGTTGATACATCGCGGGTTCGAACCCCGCACCAGGCAATATTTCTCATCTAAAAGATGAGAAATATTGCCTGCTGGGGTTTTTGAAACCTTTCCAAAGAAAACCGTTTCAGGTATTATTGTATTATTTCCTATCTAAAAGATAGAAAATAATGCCTACCAAAACAATTTTCGACTTATTAAAAATAATTTGAAAATTGATTTTTTATGTTAATAGTTTTTTTTGAAGACTTCATGTGCCGTGTCAAAAATTAAAACTATTGACGTAAGACTGAATAGAAATCCAATAATCTCCAATAATAAGATACCCATTGTTCCTGGTGGTCTACCCAGGAAATAATTCTTTTGACTATGATCATAATAACACAAAATTCTTTCGTAATTCCAATCAATATCTCCGCATCTAAATTTTTTGTCAATAAGTGTGAAGGTTGGCTGAGGAACATCATCATTTTTTACAAAATCGAATGTTGTGTTTAACGTGAGCTTTGATAGTATCATGCAATCATTGTCATTGTCACCATATTTTACACTGGAGATTTGCTCAACACTATTAATTTGACAATATCCAATAGTTGTGTCACTTGTGATGAATGCTACCATAAAAAAGGGCACAATTGCAAATGGAAACAATACGCTTATTCTTAGCCAGCCTGCTAACACAAGGTACAAAACCTTGTAAAGGGGTAGTTTATGTGGTGGAGGTCTGAGAGGAATTTGTCGAGGTTGTACAGGTATTTGTACAGGTATTTGTAAAAGTTCTTGTTTCAGGTCAGGGCCACCATTGTTTAGACTCTGAGTAGGCAATAAAATATGCATTTTGGCTTGAAAAATACAAATTGATACATTATACCTAAATCTTTCAGTTGGATAATTTTTGCAATTTTTTGAAAAATTGCACACAAATTTATCAATTTAAATACTGATTTTATCTTTAAAGGAGTTTCGCTCAATAATGGATGCTTATGAGAATTCCAAAATATTTACAGTCCGTTACAAAAAAGTAAAGGAACTATTGAAGCTAACTTTCGGATATGATAATTTCAAACCTTTGCAATATGAAATTATAAATAGAATTATTTCAGGAGAGGATGTTTGCGCAATTTTGCCTACAGGTTATGGTAAAAGTTTAACTTATCAACTTCCTGGTTTGTATTTAGATAAACCGGCACTTATTATTTCCCCGTTAATTTCTCTTATGGATGACCAAAGACATATTTTGGATAAAATGGAAATTCCCAGTTGTTGTTACAATTCAGAAGTTTCTGATAAGTGGTTGATGAAGAGAAATATTTTGAATAATCATTACAATTTTGTTTTTATTACACCAGAGTCCATTGTCAACATGAGAGATTTTTTTATTAAGATGGAACAGCAGTGTGGTATTTCGTTAATAGCTATTGATGAAGCTCACTGTATTAGTTCTTATGGTTTTGATTTTAGAAAGGCTTACAGAGAGATTACATTTTTTAAGGAAATTTTGCCAAAGGTTCCTATTTTGGCTGTAACTGCAACTGCTACAAATGTTGTCGCAAAGGATATTTGTAAAGTTTTGCATTTGAATACAAACAAACCTATTAAAACTAGTTTCGATAGACCCAATTTATATTTGCATGTCCAAATGAAAACTCCAAAGAAAATGACAAAATCTCATCCTATTATTGTTGACTTGGTTCCGATTATTGAAGAAAATTTAGATGGCACAGTTATCATCTATTGTTTAACGCAAAAGGAAACAATGATAATTTCTGAAATTTTAAAAGGACAAGGTTACAAATGTGGTACTTATCATGCAGGTTTAGACGCAGAAGTGAAAGCCGAAGCACACAGAGCATTTTTGGAAAATGAGATTAAAATTATGGTTGCGACGATTGCTTTTGGTATGGGTATCAACAAGTCTGATGTCAGAGTAGTTATTCATTATGGAGCATCCAAAAATGTCGAATCATACTACCAAGAAATTGGAAGAGCTGGTCGTGATGGGAATCCCGCCAAATGTTATGCTTTTTATTCAATGGGCGATTTTAAGATGCAAGAAATGTTTATCGCAAAAATTGATAATGAAGCATACAGATCTAATCAACGTAAACTTCTAACCAAGATGAAGATGTACATTACAACTAAACAATGTAGACGTATGTTGCTTTTGGAATATTTTGATGAAGAAACTGGTATTCAGAACTGCGGAAATTGTGATAACTGCATGGGAGTTCACAAAGAAGAACACATACAAAAAGAAGCAAAATTGATTTCACAAAATATCGACACTGAAGCTAAAATGTTAATCGATTTAATTGAATCTATGGGCATGAAAAAAGCTTTTGGTGCAACAGCTTATATAAATATTCTTAGAGGCTCCAAAGCAAAAAGCATGACTGCTGATTTCCTAAAAAGTGAATTTTATGGAAAGGGAAAACATAAATCAAATGATTGGTGGAAAGAGTTAATAGAAAACTTGATCAGAAATCAGCTTCTGATGCAAACTTACGTTAAGGGTTATAAAATGACTTATCCAATCATTAAAGTTACAACTGCAGGTTCGAATTGGGCTAGTAAACAAGATGTTTTAAATGATTTTGATTTGGAAGATGAAGACCTAACCGATCCCAGAATTAAACTCCAGCCTGTAAATATGTTAACACCTGTTTAATTTTTTTAACATATTTTAATTTGTTAAAAAAATTTCATACCAAGATCATCTAATAAAGTGCTCACATGAGTATTAAGTATAATGTCAGTCACAGTCCAGGCAACATTTAATGTTGTATATTCAGCAATTCTTATTGATGATACTCCTCCACCAATTAATAGATATTCTACACAAATGACATCACAAATTGATACACTGACTCCACACACTACAACATATGAAACAGACTACATTGATGGAACTTCAGTTACGGCTAAAAATAGCGTATTCACATTTAATTTGGCAACAGGAGGTATCAATGGAACAGATACCTATACTTCTACACCTGTAAGAATTATTAGTGGTAATATGTCTTTTTTTACACCTGGACCAAACACAGCCACAGTCAACATTAATATTCATATTTCTTCTTCGACAAACTTTTCAGTTGATTTTTCTCAAATAGGTTTTACATTTGTGGGTTTAGGCCCCAATTTTGGTGGATCAGTTGCAGTAAATGGTGGCACATTTGATACTCAAAGATCAGTTTCAATTTCAGCTGATGCTCTATGTTTGCATGGTGATAGTATTGTTCACACAACTAAAGGTTTTGTAAAAATTAAGGATTTATCAGTTGATGATGTATATTTGATTGACTTAGATGGAAATCCTGTCAAGTTAGTTCAAAATGTAAAGCTTCTTGATGCAACAAAGTTTGTCATAATTGAGAAATGTGCTTTGGGAGAAAATGAACCATCTGAAGACATGTATATTATAGATGGCCATCCTATTTTTATTGATAATAAAGAGGTTCTTCCAATCAAACTCATCAATGGTAAAAATATCAGATATGTTGATCTGGAACCTACACCAATTTACACTTTAGTTACAGAAAATCGTATTTTTGTCAAAGTTAACAACATAAATATTTGTACTTGGGCTATTAAAGATATTAACAAAAAATTATTTAACATTATTCATACCAATTGTTAGATAAACATTGAGAGGATAAAGTGTTGCAAATAGCCTTCATAATATAATATTCATAATGTGTAGATTAACAAATAATGACCGAAGTAAGACCTTCTTTTGAAGATCAAGAGGCCACGAGACCAACTATTGCTATTGATTACGAGGTCGAAACTATTCCACGCACATCTAGTCCTCAGTGGAAACATTCATATGATACTGTTGGACAAATATTTAATGTTAAATTTGATGTTAACGTTATAAACCCTGGATCAAATCCTGAAGTTTTGAATTTGGATCTAGATGGACCACTTGATCCTGAGATAATTGAAGGTAATTCTGAAGAAACAATTTCAGTGGATTCTACCTATGAAATTACTCAGGATGATGTTGTAAATCAAGAATGTGTTAGGCTCACGTTGACTGCATCGATGGATTATTTTGCAAATTCTACTGATTCGGATGATTCGGATGATTCTGATGTTGAAAGTGAATTCCAAAGTTCGCGACGTTCAAAAAGCTCCACTTCTGATGAATTTGATAAAGAATCCAGACTGCAAACACAATCTGTCATAACAATACCCAATTCATTCTTTGACAAACTCCAAGGTATGCACAAAGATACAATGATTTCCACAAACAGAGGCCCCATGAGAGTTGCAGACCTGGTATCAAATTCTGGAATTAAACTATTTGGTTCTGACGATCTGATCGATCTGATTGATCCGACCGATCCAACCTATCAGATAGATTCAGAAACAAAAGACAAAAATTTGGTTGATTTTGTCGTTTGCGTTAAAATTCCGAGCCAAAAATGGGTTAAGATTCCAAAATCTGGTATTTCTGATTTTATTCCTGCAGCAGATCTCATTGTAAGACCTGGTCATGAAATTGTAACAGACAAGGCATTCCAATGTGCAAAAGATGTGCAATCAGCTTCTGCTTGGTCTGATACAACAAATGAAAATATGATGTATGTTATTTGCACTGAGAAGAAAACTTTTATTACTGTCCAGGATTTGAAGGTTGCAACTCTCGAATATTCTGAACTTCTAGCTAGCAAAATTATGTACGAAATTGTTGTTTGAATAAAAAAATTTTTTTTTGTTTGATTGCTTAATTAAATAAAAAAATATAAATAGCAAATACCACCCTTAATTAAGAAATGAGGCGTAATGTGTTTTACGTCATAAACCATTTGGTTAGAACTTATGCATATGGACCATTAACTCGACATCTAGCAGTGAATATACTAGATCTAATTGCTGATTGTGGAGACCTACATGAAATTTGGCCTTCTGTTGGTGGTGTGTGCTTGCAATTGGCAGCAATAATTACTGAAAATGAATTTCCTTCGATTAAGTCTTTAGTAAAACATACTAAAAAGTGTCCACATGTAATTGAAAAAAATATTAAAGACACTGATATTAGTGAAGAAATTATGAAAGTAACTCAAATAAGTGTTTTGGTTTGCATTGGTTTCCAAGTTGATCAAGAAACAGTTATTGAACACATCCTACCCAAAACAAAAAATATCACAAGCTCATATCAAAAGCGTTTAATAAATTTTATGGTCACACATATTGTTTGTAGTAAATATCATGTATGTTTTGATTTGGATAATCTTGCTCAAAGCATTGTCGATTTTGCAAAACTTTATGAATCGGAACCAATTGCAAATGTTTTAAGTGCAATAACATCAAACACAACTTATGCATTGATTGCACACACTATCCAGAAAGCACATGTTTTGAATTTGGTTGAAAAAATAGGTTTGTCAGAAGAACGGATTAATCCATTTTTGGATTTGATAAAGGCAAAATGTGATTGCGATGGTTGGAAACGTACCATAAATTTTCCTAAAAGAGAGGTCAAACTGAAAAAAATTACAATTTTAAGCATGGATGCATTTTTGACTAAGATTGGAACCAGCTTAAAAGTTATTGGAACCGGTACATATGGTAGTGTTTTTAGAGTGAAAATGTCAGATCGGCAACAAAATTCTCTTCCGCGAGTTTTTATTGGTGCGTACAAAGTACCAAAAAATGATACTGATAATGATTCTTTAACAGATGCATTTTGTTTAAGAGAAATTAATGCTTTATTAAAAATTTCACATCCGAATGTTGTTCCACTAGAATATATTGTTGTTGGTGATGAAGGAATATCTTTTGTAATGGAATGCATGTCATATACTTTAACTACTTACATTTATGAATTTTATGTTGAACCGATTAAAAAATTTGATCTGGTGATACAATTTTTAGAAGGATTAATTGCTATCCATAATTCAGGTTATGTTCACAGAGATTTATCAATTGCAAATATTTTAATAAAAATTAGTAACACAAATAAAAAACAACCCATTCTAAAAATTGCTGATTTTGGTTTGTCACGTAATCTTAGAAAAAATATTTTAGATCGCACACAAATAACAGGTTATGTTTGTTCTTTGTATTACAGAGCTCCTGAAATTTTACTTGGGACTCTTTTTCCTTCAGAATCAGCAAACAAATCTAAATTAGCACCTTATACGGAGAAAATTGATATTTGGTCTGCTGCATGTGTTATTTATTACATTTTTACAAAAATGCATTTATTTCCCTGCGACAAATCCAACGATATGCCATCATACATCTACAGTGTAGTTGGTCAAACAGAAAATGGTTCCAAATTTGAAACTTTGAATAATTTTTCTTCAATAAAATTAAAACCGAATAAATTAGCAGCACTATTTGACCTTTATCCACAATTAAGCCATGTGATAAGATCTATGCTGAGTTACGATCCTGAACTTAGGCCTAGTGCAGAAGATGTATTATCGCAAATAAAAACAATTAGAGATAAAATCTTTGCTTGATTTTATTCTGAAAACTTGTTTTCAAAATAAAAATTGAATAAATATTTTATGCTTTAATCTAAAAATTGAATACTATTCCAGAATAAGATCTTAAAGTAAAATGTTCTTGTCAACGTCTGATCCATTAAGATCTCACATTCCGTGGGTGGAGAAGCATAGACCAGCAACCCTAACAAAGTTAAAACAAAATGACAATATTCTGAATTTTTTTAAGAATTGCGTTTCTCATCAAGATATGCCACATTTGTTGCTTTATGGTCCTCCTGGTACTGGCAAAACATCTGCAGTTTTGGCGATGTGCAAGGAAATGTTTGGAACTTTTGCACCTGATAGAGTTACAGAATTCAATGCAAGTGATGAGCGTGGTATTGGAGCAGTTAGAGAATTGATCTCTAAAGAAGCTAAAAAATACACAACAATTCAGACATTGCCTGATGGCAGATCTATTCCTAGTTTTAAAGTAATCATTTTGGATGAAGCAGATTCTATGACAGAAGAGGCTCAAGATGCACTTAGAGTAATTATTGAACAGTATTCTACTGTTACCAGATTTTGTTTTATTTGTAATTACATTAACAAAATGACTGATGCAGTTAAATCTAGGTGCAGTGTAATTTATTTCAAAAAGTTGGAAATTGATGCAATGGAATCCAAATTGAGAGAAACTGCAGAAGCAGAATCTATGACATTGTCTGATAATGTTTTGAATGCGATCATTGATGTTTCTTCTGGTGACATGAGAAAAGCCATTGGATATTTGCAAAATGTTGCCTACATTTATGCTTACAAAAAAATCAAAAACAAGAAATTCGAAGAAATGACACCAGCTGAATTGGAGTTTGCTGCTAGCGATTATACAATTAATGCTGTATCTCCAACTGTAGACGAGGATGATATTTACAAAATTGCAGCAATGTTATCCAAGAAACAAGTTCGAGAAATTTACGTTAGTGCATCTAAATGCAAATCAATTTTGGAGATTATGTCTCTAACAAAAGAGACAATGATAACAGGATATCCAGTTGATGTCATCATTGAGCAAATCAATAACTACATATTGAATAGCAACGACATACCAGATCTTCTAAAGGCTAAAATTTTGAGCAAATCTGGAGAAAATTTGTACAAATTGAGGGAATCCGCAAATGAACAAATTCAATTGTTGCATTATTTCTCGAATATCTTTGCAGCACTTTCCGCTGAAACCGTTATGAAAATTTAATTTTTTTTTAACAAATTATTAACAAAAAATTTAAAATTTCGTTTTTCTTTGATCCAATAATTTACTTTCTTTAGCTAGAGGCGCAACTGGATTTTGTTCTAACCATGAATGAATTGTATCCTTAATGTGTTGTTCTGTGTTTAGGCTGTGGAAGTTTTTCATGTTGTAATAATAGTAATACGATTCATGAATTGCATTAATTTGTCTATCGATAAGTTTGGTCATGACATCCAAGTATGATTTGTAGAAATTTGTTTTCATTTTTGCACAAAACAAAGTTTTAGCAGTGATTTCATCCAAATCTAATAATTCATAAAGTGCATCCAATAAAATTTGTTCTATACCCATAAAACCGTTAAGGACAACATAAACTTCTGAATTACAAGCATTGCTGGTGGCAGGCTTTGTTAAATATACTTCTTTGAAATGATGGACTAGCACATACATTAAAGATAAATTCAGAGGTTCAGATAATGGTAAGAATGTTTTGAAAATTGCAGACTTACCTGGTTTCAAACAAGCCAAAATGCATGTAACTTGTCCTAAATTTATCTTGCACAATTTTGTTTCTTGCTCATTAAGTTCCTGTGGACTACAAATTAAACCAGCATCTGCTGTCATAAAATCCAAATTTTGAAGTTTTGGGTTTTGAGCATAAGATTTAATTACGGAACTCTTTGTAATATCTCCAGAATCATCTTCTCCAAATAACCATCTATCTGGATAAGATGCAATTAATCCAAAACCATCATGAAGAGCATCATTGGTATTATTTGGTCTCAAAGTTTGAGCACGCCAATCAAATTCATATCCTCTTGTTTCAGCAAAATGATTCGTTGCCAAAATAAACGCTCCTGGTGCCTCACACAAATGGAATGATCTAATTTTGTTTTTGGGGATTAATTTTTCATAGAAACATAGCATTTCGTACATTTTAGTCCAAGCATTTGTAGGATATTCCGCATTGAAATTGTTCCTCAAAATTTTCTTTAGAGTGTAATATGGCATCTGAATTTGAGTAGAAAGTTGATCCCATGTTGTCAAAAAAGTTTTACTTGGTGCGCAATCACCAACAAAAATTGTCGATGGTTTAGTGTCCATTGTTCTTTTGCAAGCATTCAATTGCCCCCTTTTTGATATAAGTTTTTTATAATCAGGATGGGCAAACAATTTATCCGCAGATGAAGTTGTTAAAGTTAGTTTGTTTGAATCTGTTGTTAACTTATACTGGACCATCGTGTTACCTTGAGGCATATGTTTATGTTGTGATTCAATATGTGAAATTGTAACCAAATCATTTTCATCACAGAATTTTTTTGTGTCAGAAGTTTGGATTGATTCGATTAGAACTTTAGTTGTGGTTAAAAATTTTGTCCAAAATTTATTATCCTTATTAATGTACTCCAAACTAAAATTTTTGTACAAATCCAATAAGTAATAATTTTCGATCAAGGCAAAATATATTGCAGGTCTTAATTTGAACTTTGACAAATTGAATCCGATGGCTTCAACATAAATTCTGGTATTCAAAGGATTTGTACTTGAGGGCTTTTTGATAGTAATTTCTTTGAAATAATCATTTAGAATGTCAAAGAGAACAGACCAACTTACACTGCAAGTGTAATCAACGTGCAAAATTAATTTACCATTGTCGCGTAAATAATCCAAAACTTGTTCAACGTAAAACAAAGTCGCGGCTAAATCTTCTCTTTCAAATTTGTAGGAAACAATATTTTCCTTCAAACTCAGACAATCTATTGCTATCACATCATAAATTACAAAACTTTCTTTTTTTTGCAAAATACTCAGAGAGTAAGCCTGACCCAAATAATTGTACTCAGGAAGCTGAAAAGTTAGTTCATCTACATCATTCATATCATTTGCATCGTTTATTGTCGGTTTTTCTGCCAAAATCATGTCATAAATATTTTGTTGGTAAGTATGTTGATACTTTTCACAAAATAACATCAGAGCTTCCATCGATCCAAAAGCCAACTCCTTTGCTACAACTAGAAATTTATGATCGGTAATTTCCTTATTCGACATTTGCAGTTCCCACATTTCATAAAAAGTTTCTGGATAAAATGGTTGATAAAGAGTCATATCAGGGAGAATTGATCTCAGAGTTTCAATATAAGCATGATCTGCGCTATTCGTTTGAAGTGGTGTCAATAAATTATTGTAAAAAAATCTAAGACGAATGTGTTGAAAATTTTCATAATTGTCACTGATTTCATAATACTTGTTCTTAAACCAAAGATTAAATGGAACTAAACTTTCACATTCGTTAATTTCCAAAATTTTCTTTAGTGACCAATCTGAACATTTTTTTAGATAATCGATCGCCTTAGGATTTGCTGACGGTTGAGATTTTAAAACTAAAGCCATCTGCTTGTCTAAACGTATGTTGTCTTAATCTTCCGAAGGAGATCTGATAGTTCCAGAGGAACGACTGTTGTGCTTATTAAATAATTTGTGTTGAAAACCTTTAAACAAGACTTTGTGAATGCAATTTTTAAAATAAAATTGCACTTGATAATTCTGCTTTAAAAATGTATTCTGGTTGATAACCAGTTACAAATTTGCATGTGGAAAAATGCTTTTGGCTATCTCTGGAAAAATTGGGCACGGGAAAAGTTCTGTTGCAAAAATTTTGGTTGAAAAACATGGTTTTGTTGAATATTCATTCGCAGATCCCTTGAAAAAGGCTGCTAAGGAATTATTTTTGTTTACAGATGAACAATTATATGGAACTCAAGAAGAAAAAGCAACACCTGATACCAGATGGTTTGGAGTTTCTCCCAGACAGATTTTGCAATTTGTTGGTACAGAACTTTTGAGAGACCAGCTAAAAAAAATAATTCCACAACTTGGTGAAAATGTTTTTGTTCACAGAGCCAAATTATGGTATGAAGAACAAGTCAAACTAAACCCAAATGTTAAGATTATCATTTCAGATCTAAGATTCCCAAATGAATGCGAATTTGTAAAATCCTATGGAAAAGTCTTAAGAATTAATAGACCTGAATGCATTCATGAAATGCATAAACACAAATCAGAGATTGCCTTAGATGGAGAAGTATTTGATTTTACTTTCGAAAACACAGGCACATTGGAAGATTTGGAATCGACTGTTAATGCTTATGTCAAAGTTTTATCAAATAATATGGATTCTTTGCTCTAAATAATTCTCAATGTTAAAAATTTAGCACTGAAAATAAAAATGCGTTTGCTAATGATCCTCTACAGTCCAAATCAAAAATAATATCAATCAATATATAGTACACTAAAATGTCTAATTCTAATGGTCCTCTTCTAGATGTGCCTGAACTTACAGGAAATATTCCCCCAGTATCTCCGTCATTGCCATCCACATCTACACTTACACCTGCACAAGCTGAAGCTGTCAAAAGAACATGGGCACAGAGAATTTATGGTGAAGGTTTGAAAAAAGAGCAGGCTAATTTGCAAAAATATTTTGATTTAAGCATCTGGCAAATTTTGATTATTTTGGGTTTGGCCATTTCTTTGTTAGCAGCTTTTGTTACCACGTATAACTATGCAGCTAAAACAGATGTCCTATGTACGCCCACAGAAGAACAAAAAAAGAAACTTAATACTCAATTCATCGTGGTGTTAGTTATGGGTATTCTGGCTTTGGTTGTTGGTATACTTCTCAGCTGGGTATTCCGTAGAGGTACTAGATCCAGATTGATCACATTAGGAGTTGCTGCTGCTGGTTTGTTCGCCATCGTATACTCACTTACGATCAAATATGCAAATGCTTCGAGAAGTGTGAAGGTTGGTGTTTCTTGGGCTTCTTTGGCAGTGTTCGTTGTTCTTGGTATTTTGTTTGGTTCTAGTCCAGCAGGTGCTGTTTAAGTAATTTAACATTGATTGATGTCAATCAATGTTAAACTGCTAGTTAACAATTGCCACTGTTCACTGCGTAAAAAAATTTTTCTTCCTAAACCATAGGTATAAACATTTTAATGGATTCAAGTTGGGGAGCTAGAAATGCAGGCTGGATTGCGGCTATAATTTTGTTGATCGTTATCATTGTATGGTATTTTACTGTTGGAAAAAAGAATTACATGAAGGCCACGCATACTGAAGGATATTCACAATTTGGACAGGTTCCGTGTAATTGCTAATTGCCAATTACCAATCGCCAATTGAAAATTAAAAATCAAATTAACAGTGATTTAGATGAGTTGCTGTTAATATAGTTTTGTTTCAAACGGACATTTTTTAATCTATGTTAGTTCTAGTTTGATATGAGTGCTACTGTGTCCGAAAATGATAATGGTGAAGCCATCACCGTCACAGCCCCTAAAAAATCTTTTATGGATTACATCAAAGAAAACAAGATCATTGTAGCTTTGGTTATTGTTGTTATTCTTGCTTTAGTTTATTGGTTCTTCATCAGAAAGAAGGGAGACAAATCATCCAATGGAAAATCTGGATCTGGTGGAAAAACAGGTTCCACTGCTGGCACAACAGGTACTGGAACTCCGGACATAGCTCCAAGTACACCAGCTCCATCCGTTCCTGCGTCAACAGGATCCGCACCAGCTAAATTTAAGATTTCAAATCTGCGCAAGGCTAAGATGGGTGCATAAGCAAAGCAATCTTAAAAATTTAAAATATGATTCTTTTCAAAAAAATCACATTTTTTTATTAAAAAAGACTTGTCCAGAGATTTAATTTTGTTGATTCATCAACGAATTAAATCGAAGTTAGAGTTTCCTTTTTTTTCTTAAAAAAAGAAACTTGTCCGGAGATTTAATTGTTGATTCATCAACGAATTAAATCGAAGTTAGAGTTTCCTTTTTTCTTAAAAAAAGAAACTTGTCCTTAACTTCGGTTTCAAATAATTTTTATCATTAGGTTTGACATTAAATGCTACATAATATTCGGGAATGTGTGCAAATGAAATATTTACTCGGTAATTTCCATTAGAGTGCACATCCATTTCTTCATTTATTCCAACTGTTCCCATAATTCTAGCCCAATGTCCGAAAAAGTATTGAATTTTGTCCACACTTGATCCAAAAATCGATATGTAAGTTTTCAAAGCAAGTTTGATACCATAAACATCGGCCATTGATTCTGATAGTGCGCTTGGAACTCCTACCTGCTCATTTTTTATTTTCAGCATTTCTCTAAGATAAATATTGTATTCAATCTCAGTCCACCACGTATTTAATTTACCGGTACCATCATAAAGTGATCCGTACATATCAAAACAATGCATCATTTCATGACCAACAATACAACCTAAACCACTAAAATTATGAACTGGATCTGCACCAGGATAATAAAATATTTTGGCAAACATACCTGTTGGAACATAAAGCGAATTTGAAGAAGCATCATAAAATGCATTAACATCGTAAGACCAAGCACCAAATATGTCCAAAGGAAATGATCGATTAATTTTCAAGCCAATCTGACTCAAAAGTATTTTTGTTGTTACCATATCTACATTAATAGCATTTTCATAAAAATTAGTTGTGCTCAAAACAAAATTTTCTGGGACATTTTCAAATAACTCAGCGATGGGATTTGGACCAACAAAAATGGAAATTAGGCTTATTTTGTTTCTAGCTTTGGCAGTTGTCGCTTGTGTTGGGAAGTTTATGTTTCGTTCACAATAAGTTTTCAATTCAAAACATAAATTTTTAATACCTTCTGTGTACAAATCTTTATCAGGAAAAACTTCACTTTCATAAATTTGCTGTAATTTGGCTCCATAACATTCTTTACAAAAATTTAAAAATAATTTATCTTCCGATTTTGCAGTTCTTTTTTTTGAATCCAAATATGGTTCATATTTTGATAATATCGAATAAACTAAGTAATCCTGAATTTTCTCCCAAGATGCTTCACTAAAATAATTATCCAAAAATAAAGCATAAGATTCATTTTCAACATGTATCCATTTGCTCTGTGGCAAGATAATTCGCCAAATTCCCATTTTATCATACAAATCAAAGAATTGTTTTGCTGAAATAATTTTATCTCTGGTTGCCAATCCAATTTCTTCTTTGGGTTTGTTAGCTTTCGAAAATAAAATTTCAGTTTCTAAAACATTTTTAACAAAATTAGGTCTTTCTGCATAAAGCATTTTAACAAGACCTGCGTAAGGTTTGATACTTTCCGCGATATCATTTGCATACGATATGTCATAAGAATCATAATGTCTTTTTCTTTTGGGATCCACACAAAATTCTCCAATTGCAGGAATATATGTATCAGTTTGTGGAAGAGAATTCGCTCTGGCATTATAATTATGAATTGGAACGAAGCCTCTAATAATAAGTGATTTTGTTAAATTTGCATACAAAGTTGGGTTACAAATTCCGAATACACCTTTGCAAATTCCAGCAAAAATATCATAAGAATTTGTAAATGTGTTCCTTTGGTCGAATGATTTCCTTAAAATTTTAAAATATTCATCAGATTTGATGTGCGATAGTAAAATTTGATCAATTTGATATTGAATTTTTTCAAAAACATCTAAGTCTTCATAAGCTGAATTTCCGGCTGAAACTGTGTTCGTGTTTATGTTTGTGTTAAAATAACAGTTTGGATCATCTTGTGGTAAACAAGCATAGTCCATTTGGTTCACTAATTAATTTACAGATTAATATTTGTCTGTAAAAATTACTTTGTTTATCAGTAAAATTACTTCGTTTATAATGATATTTAATTTCAACAGTTTATTATCAGATAAATTGTTGAAAAGATTAGTGCCATACTCTAAGTTCATAAGTTTATCTCCTGGGTTCAATGATAGATGACAACGATATTGATCCTGATAATTCATGTGTTTCACCTTGTGCCTCAGATGGATTTTGTTTTGTTTTACGGACACTTTGAGAAAAGATTCTAGATCTGCTGAGTGAAGCACTTGATGCAGAAGTGGGTGCTTGTAAAGTACTGTTAGACAAAGTATTGTTGGACAATCTTGGTGAAGATATTTTTTCAGACAAATTGGTTCTTTTGGAATCTGTTTGATATGTTGCGTATGTATGTGTTGGTGGATAACTCGATGGATAATCTGAATACGTTCCTGTTGGCTTAGCTTTTGTTGTTGCTGCAGCAAAAGAAATGCGCATTTTGGATAAATTACTTTCACCAAAACCGCCTGATTTAATTGATGAACTAGAATCATTACTGGTGCGAGACCCTGATAATTCAGATGATTTTGACATTGTTGAATTTGATTCTTTTGAAGACATTGACATTGAAGCTGCTCCAAAAGCTGCACATATGGATAATGTTGTTGATTTAGATAAATTTGGAGCATCTGCAGTTGAAATATTTATTGGTTGACTTGGTTGATTTATTGAAAACCTTCTGGTTGACATTGGTAAAACTGCTGACAAGTTTTGTTTGGACCATTTTTTGAACCATTTATGTGAGAAAAAGTCATCCCAGCTCAACCTTTTATCCGGAATTTTATTCAGCAATCCTGAAACCAAAGAAAAACATTCTGGTTCAAAATCTTTGTGCAAATGAAAATTAATTGTTTTGTTTGCATCAATAATATTTTTAAATAGTTCCTGACAATTCTGTCCATAAGTTGGATATGATGAAAACATAAGTTGATACATAACAACTCCGATTGACCATAAATCTGCTTTTGATGTATAACCATGTCCCGAAATCATCTCTGGAGCCATTGTTAAAGGACTTCCACACATTGTTGATAACAAATCTTGTTTTTCAGAAAAATCATTTATTGTTTTTGTTAGACCAAAATCTGCAATTTTAACAACAAATTTTTGATCCAAATTGTAAGAAAGTTGCGACGAGGGCGCAAGTTCTGTTTGCAAATTTTGTAAATTTTGTGGAGATTTTTGTATCAGGATATTTGCACTTTTGATATCTCTGTGAACATAATTGTTTAATAAAATATATCTCAAGCCTTCTTTTATTTGGTTCATGTAGTAGTAAACATGTGCTTCTCTGTTAAAATTAATATTTTGTTTAACAGTTTCTTGTTCCAAATATGCAAGAACATCAGCCAGCGTACCACATTCACAATATTCCATTACGATATACCAATAATCATCGTGCTTGATTGTTTCATAATAACCAACAATGTTTGGATGTCGTAGTTTGGACATTGCATCAATTTCATTTTCAATACGAACCATAGCAGAACTTGATGTCTGGTCTTTTATAGAAATCCTTTTTATTGCAACTTTAGTTTCGGTTTTAATTTCGGTGAAAGTCTCATCAGAATTTGGTTTTTTTAAAACTGATGCCAAAAAGACTTCAGCAAAGCCTCCCTTTGCTAAAGGCTTTTCTATTCTATATTTATTTTCAATTATCTCCATTAGTATGAAGTGAGATAACTGGACTTCACAAAAGTACTAAAGATTGCATCAAAATTGCAATTCTCTTAGCATATAATTAAGACTATCGGATCTTCAAATCAAGACAGCAATGGCGTTAAAACTTCAGATACCAGTAATCAAAGAACGAATCCATCCTCCACGTTCTAAAACAACATATGTTTTTGACAGAGAAATTGATAATTTGATAAAAATTCCAACACAAGTTTTCGCAAGAACAGTTGTTTCAAATGAACTTATTGCTAAAGATTTTTTTTACATATTTTCTTTGATGGAAAGTTGGGTTTATTTGCAAACTAACATAAAATTAATATCAAACGGTCATATGCCTCTGATTGGTGAAGAAAAGATTAGCTTAGTTTTAACTGGAAATGCTGTTGTTGATTATTTTGAAAAAGTGCAAGCTACAGAATCTTTCAAAAAAACTTATGGAGAATATTTTAAGGAAGATGAACTAACTTACAGACTTAAACTGAAAACAAGTGAATCAAATCGTTACGAAATTATGTCAGCTTATGCAATCGAAAGTGCAGTTGAATATTTACAGTTGGTTGCAAATGGTTTGGAAGCAATTTATTCGCAAGGATCAGACACTAAATTTATGGAAACGATTTTTGCCTCGAATAAAAATACCCTGCTGCAAAATTTGGATTTGAATGTTAATTATGATGACATATTTTTATCTGAGCTAAAGAAAAACATGGCTAAACCTGGTTTTGCATATGTAAACGATATTTTATCCACAAGATCCATTAGAGAAGTTCAAGCAAAGAGCGAATCATTTAGAAATTCAAATTCAATTTTGGCAACAAACATTCAATACCTGACCTCAAATTTATCGCAAAAGCCAATAACTTTGATGTTGAGTCCCTATGTTTATTATTTTAGTAACAAAGTGACAAAAATTGATGCTCTTAGTACAAAAACTTACAACGATTTTTTGTCTGAAATAAAAATCAAACTCAATGCGATATTGTTAGATTTGTCTAAAAAAGAAATTTATGCTGGAAATCAAAAAGTAAATTTCAAAAAAGGTGTTGTTGCACAAGTGGCATCATTAAAAGAGCAAACAAAAAAATTTTATGTTAAAGTAGGAGATGCAGATTCCGAACAACCTGTTTATTCTGAATTAAGTCTGCCATCAGACTTCAATTTTGTAACTGTTGAAATGCCAAATCAATATATTTACATTGATGCTGAGACATTCGAAAAAAAAAAAGTTTCATTTGGTTCCAAACCCAGAAACCATCATATTATTGTGGATCAAAGTTTTGCGGAAGTGACTCGTTCTGGTAAATTCCAAAGAGATTCTGATTATGTGGAACTTGCTTTATCGAATATTCTAAATGGAACACAAATTGGTTCGGACAAAACATTTAGAGGTTTGGATATGGATCTAAAATTGATTTCTGTTGAAATTCCTCGTTATAGTGCGACCGATTATGGATTAATTATGAATTCAGTAGAAACAACCACTTTGATTGCCAATTCTAAAGGATCAAGTTTTAGTGATATTGATAAATTAATGGGTAATGCTGTTTTGAGAACCGATGCGAAAATGTCTTTGGAATATTTATTAATGAAACAAGTATTTGATTCTGATCACTATTTTCCTTGGATTAATATGGCAGGAGATTCTAAATGTAAATCTTCTTCAATGAACTGTACTTTGGCAACACCTTTAGTCCAAATGTTATTCCTATTGGCAGCAAATCCTGATAAATCACAATTAGCTAACTTAAAAGAATTATTAGCAACTACAGAAAAACCATTTGATTACAAACTTCACTTGGATCCAGAATATTATGACCAAAATCCAACAATGAGTTTCTATGATTTGGTTACAATTGATCCAGCTTATCTAGAACGCAATAACAACGCTTCTCTCATAATAAAATTTTTGACAATAATGGATTCGACAGGTGGGAAGTTAAATCCCGAACTCATAAAAAAATTCCAAACCTCTTACAATTGGCTTCCTTCAAACATTAATCCTGCAAATATACCTGCAACTTACAAAGAATTCAGAGAAAATCTAGTAACTGTTGTCAAAAATCTATCCTAGCGGATAGATTTTATCCAAAAGTCTAAAGACTGTTATCAAAAATCTCTCCTAACAGATTGATTTTATCCAAAAGTCTAAAGACTGTTATCAAAAATCTCTCCTAACAGATTGATTTTATCCAAAAGTCTAAAGACTGTTGTCAAAAGTCTCTTAAAAGAGACATTTTATCCAAAAGTCTAAAGACTGTTGTCAAAAGTCTCTTAAAAGAGACATTTTATCCAAAAGTCTAAAGACTGTTGTCAAAAGTCTCTTAAAAGAGACATTTTATCCAAAAGTCTAAAGACTGTCTTGTACTAAAGTACCGATAGTCTAAAAACTGTTGCCAAAAATCTCTCTTAACGAAGAATTATGTTAGTAATTATTAGCAATTAATAACATAATTAATATAATGAGTCAACTTACTCTAAGCGCTAGCTCTTTGACAAAAAATGTCTCGGATATTCCCGTTAATGATCAAAATCTAGCCACGCTTTATCCAAAAAGGACTATTGTGGATGTATCTACAGATTCTTTCATTAAAACAATCTTTTCGTCTGATGCCAATTATTATTTGTTTTTGAATTATGTTAACACACTGGATTTCAAATTAGCTTATGAAACAAACATGAAATTATTGAATTTGAATGTTAAACCTTTATTTACAAGAAGTACCGAATCACACGACAAACTTGAATTCGATGAAGAAGAAGTTACAGTTTACTTCAAGGGAGGTAATGTTATGAATTATCATTTTAATAAATTGGTAACAAATCCTGTCGTTAAGGAAAAAATGCAACCCTTTTTCAAAAAATCGGATTTTGATTTTAGCGTTGATATCCACACTGGATCTGACAAACGTTTCAATATTCTAAAAAATCAAGTCTATGAAATCATTTTTAATTTTTTGGTCGAAACAAAAAAGAATTTTAATCTGTACTTGAATGCGGTTCAAACAGACAAAATGATTGAGAGTGATTTACACAGATTAAATTTGGCAAATTTCAGAGACAGGTCTTTGGATGAAGCCTTTGGAAAACTTTTGTCTTCGATTAAGATTTTGTTAAACAAACCATTTCTCGACAATACCTTGGATTTGAGCAAATATATCGATGACAAACAGATTAAATCTATCAAATACGAAGCAGGATTTCTTTTGATAGAATTTTCCAAAGGAGCGGATGTTGGTTTTGTGCCAGATAACCCTAAACTTTGGGATAGCTTCAATTTGAATTCTGCAGATGTTCTTAATAATATCAATGCAAGTTTGCCATTTGTCACCGCAACTAAAAAAACTTTAAGAGAATTTTATACAATTGCACATGCCAAATCAAAATATCATGCAGCAGTAATTTATCCTTATTACAAGTATTTTATTGAAACACGCGGTGATCATGAGCAAGAATATGCTCAACTAATAGAAAATACGATCGAGTACAATTTCCAATTGCTAATAAAATCAAATTTCTACACAAAAGATTCCATTCAGATGCTGATTAATGAAATTTACAATGGGCTTCAGCTCTTGAATGATACTTATTATGCAACTTCAAGTAAAAATCCTCCTGACAACACCGAATTATTAGATCCGCGTGCGTACAATGCTTATGCGGTTACTAAAGGTGTTGGTTCAGTAAAAATAGCTGGAAGGAAAGATTTTGTTGTTTACAATGATGCCTTAAGAAAGGATCCAGGAGTTGTGCAAACATTATCCACTGATAATTCTGACGAAACAGATTTGGATTTGGGAGTTCAACAAGAAGATATTAATGTGCATTACATTAGTGGAAATTTTTCAATTTTGGCAGGAAACAGGACAACTGTGAATATCGATTTCGATTTGTTCAGAATTAAATTTAATTTAATAGCGGAAAACATTGTCACCATGAATTCAGTTTTACAACCAAGATTTAATATTCCATCTGAATTTATTGATGTTTCCATCAGTAGTATTTATGCTACGGATTACAAACATGGTGTTGTTAGAATTATTAATATTCCAATTGCATCCAGTATTCCCGATTTTTCAATGCCAATTCCAGATCTTGATGTTAGATCATGGTCTTATGAATTCTTCATTGAGGATTTGGATAGAATTTTATTTAGAGACAATATTTATCCTTGGGCTCAGAGTAAGTATCAAAAACGTTTGAAGAGATATTTGCTTTTGGTTGGAATATATGATGATTTTAATCAAACACACCAACTAAAAGATTTAGTTGATCTTTCAAATGCAATCTTGGCTGGAAATCAAGACACCAAAGGTATTGGGCAAAGCCAAGACCAGGTTAAAAAGTATCTAAAAGAAGATATTTATCTAAACAATTACATAAATCTAAATAGTATCAAGGATTTGGCATTCGTTCCTAATTCTTACGATAAAACTGGCAATGCTATGAAATTTATCTTGGCAATGAATTCAATTTTACAAAGAGACCAAGCACAATTGGTTCTACAACATTTCAGACGAGCTGCCAAATTAGAAGGTGATGTTGATATTGGTACTGTCAAACATGAATTCCAAGAGTTTTTGAAAGAAATTTCTGAAACGGGTTCTGACTTGTTGTCAGCTGGCAAAATTTAATTTTTTGATTTTGAAATTAAAAAATTAGATTAGTTTAAGTTTTTATTTGGTAATTGGTAATCAGTAATCAACTTTTACAGAGTAACCCTTGATCAAATTGAGTTTGAATTTATCGCACAAAGACTTGAGATTGGAAACAACTTCTTCAGGCAAATCTTTGGTATCAATCCTGTTATTTTGGTAAGTTCTCCAAAAATCGCGGGTGGCCATGATTAACCTCGATACTAAAGTTTTTCGTCCATTTTTCACCAAATGGATAAGCAGAGTTTTGAATTCATGAGACTCACTGAGATTTGTTGGTAGAACTTGTCCGAAAATCAAATGTTGATGATCTTCCAAAATCGCTGGCAGAATCAAATAATCCGGATGCTGAGCCAAAATTGCATTGTAAGAACCACCGTGTTTTTTGAACAAAGCTTCTAAATCTTGATGCTTCACAATTTCGATTGCAACAGTTTTCATTAGATCTGTGCACGATCTATTAAAACTTGCGGAATGAGTTTCATTTTTGTAGTCACCTCTTTCATTGTCCCAAACCAAATTGGCAGTTGCAAACATTGTATCAAAATCCATAGTTGGTGTTTCCTTTTTGACAGTTGGTTCTAACTTGTTTTTCAGGATCGCCTCAGAAAGTTTCATAATTTTCTTAGTTGGAGCTTTTGCATTAAGGACTTTTTCTTTTGCAGCAGCCGCATCGCTATGTTTGGCTGAGAACTCGTTGAACATATTGTACAATTTGAAAATACTCTTCAAAACAAGATACACAACACAAATCGTAACCAAAAGTGTTGTAGTTGATGAAAGAGTTTTGACGGTGGCCTGGAGATCTGCGAAGATTGCAGTATTCGCAATATCTGCTTTTGACACTTTCAATTGCTCATAAGCACTCGCATGACAAGTGATAGTTCTGAAAGGATCCACTGTCATATCGTTGCTGCATTTTTCTTTTACGAAATCCACAATAAGTTTTTCGTGATCGGCCATCATGAAAGCAACAAATAACTGACCTTGTAATCTCAAGGAATAATTATAAATATTTTATTTTGGACCTTACTGACAATTTATTTTGCAATTTTTTATTTGTCAAATGGCTTCCCTAATATAAATCAAAACAAATCCTTCTATTTTTTTTGTTAGAATTTTTAGTCGCAAAACCAAATCTTGAGCGGGAATACCTTCATAACAAAAATAGTGATAATATATCCCATTGGTATTTCCACTGAATTTACTTTTGTAAAAGTGTTGGTTAGAAATAGTATCAATGCGACATATTGTTTGTGATTTTGTTGTAAGTTCGTATTCCACTAAATCATTTAGATAATAATCAAACATACCACTTTGTGTTGATTCTTTAGAATGCAAACTAAAATAAAAATCCACAATGTTTGCATAAGTACTTAGATCAATTTTGCAAATGTTAAAGTATTCTTCTTCTAAGTGTTCAATTGGTTTGACAGCTAAATGAACTCTATGAAAAGGTTTTGTACACAGCGAATTTATGGATAGATTAGTCAGATCATGTTGATGATTTTTGAGTTTGACCATCAAAAATGCATTGAGCAAAGTAAAGGATCTTTTCTCTGAAGTAAATTTCAAAAATTTTTCTATTTGGGCTAACTTTACAATAATTTTCAAATTGGAGTTGGCAATGGGTTTTGAAATTAAATAAATTGGAGCAAAAATTCTGTTGATATCAATAAGTTGATTATTGGATAAAATTTTGTATTTGGAACAAATTTCAGTTTTGGCATTGAACATAATTCTTTCATAAAACAAATAATTTCCTAAAATTTGATTGTAGGGCTTATCATCCTTAAATAGTTTAACTGTTTCAATCAAAATGTAAGGCATATTGTCAACATACTCACAAGGATCTGATATTTTTACTATAGGCAAATCCACACACAAAACAACGTCCATAATTAAACAATTTCCCAACAAACTCAAATCAAATACTAAATCTGAGCCAAAACTCAATTTGCTTTTTGTTAAGACACTTTGACATGTTTCCAGATTGTCTAGTTTATCTGTCTGATTAATGTTTGTAGCAATTTCTATTTTGGGTACAAATGCAACAGTTTCATGGATTTTGTTTGCGGCACATATTTTATGGTCGATTTCAAAATATTTAATAGCTGAAAGAATTTCTGGTGTTAAATAAAACAATTCTCCATCGCGCAACAAATGCAAAATATATCTGAATATTTCTGAACTTAGAGGAATATCTACTTGAATTTTTTTTTCAAGATCTAATTTTTCAAAATAAGAACTCTTCAAAAGAGTTGTGCTATTTGTCACAAAAGTTTCGTTTTGTACCACAACATGACAAATTTTATCCGAATTAAAAGTAACATTTTTTGTCAAAATAACTTTTGGTTTAGGTTTAAAATTTGCATCCAACAAATCATATTTACACAACTCATTAATAAATTGGGCACTGTAATTTTCAATATTGGCTGATATTTGTTCCGCTGAAAAACCATGTTTACTGACAACATCAATAATCTTGATAAAATATTTAGGATCTCGATCAACAAATGGATTTGATTGTAGGGCAATTTTGTCATAAGCTATTTTGAACAAAGATAACTGATCAATCCTCAAATTAAACATTTGTCCACCGATATTTATCATAATTTTTTCTGGTTTTATTAATGGTTCTATTGGAGGTGGTTCTTCAAGTGAATTTGCAATGTTTTCCAAAAGTTGAGCTTCAGGAAATTCGGATTCTATTTCGTTTTCAGATTGTGCACCATCAGTTATCGAACTCAATATATCATCAATCAAATCGAGTGAGTTCATATTTTAAATCTGCTAAAAAATTATTTGATAGATTTAAATCCACTTAAACCTTTAGATTTGGATTTGGATCAACCATTACAAAATAAAATTGCAAATAAAATCTCCTGCTGATGTCTGAATTTTGTGAGTGATTATTTTCACATATTCCAAATGTCAATGTCAATGTCAATGTCAATGTCAGCTAACGAAATCGATAAAAATTTCATAAACAATACCATTATTGGAAATCTCGCAGCGATAATAATTTTGCTCGACGAACACAAAGATTATTTTGAAAACAAGCATTTTTTGCATGCTTTGAAAATAAGCATAATGTACGATAATTTTGTTCTAGCTAAATTTTTCATCGAAAAAGCATGTGGACCTTATATTCAACCTGAGAATAATTTAGGGACAAAATTTACAATAATAAAAAATGGTGAAACAATAATCAAATATTTTGCCCAAATGCTCAAAAATGACTTTAAAATCAGATCAATAACAAAACGTGCCATAATCAAAAATCGATTGGATATTGTCTATTATTTTCTTTTTTTTGATAATTATGATGAGGAACATTGTAAAGTTGCTTTGGCAACAAGTATTGAACATGGACACATATCTCTTGTTAAACACCTAATCGAAGACAGAGGATTAGATCCGTTCCCTCATATGGAACAGGTAAGACCGTGTATCGAATGGGGTCACTTGAGTATGCTACAGTATTTGACAACCAGAGGTCTAACTTATCCAAACAAATTTTTGTTTTTGGGCTTAAGAAACGCATATTCTCCTCAAATTGCAAGATATATGTTGTGGCTCTATTCAAAACGTGATCAATATCGTTTCAGTCAACAAATTAAAGGTTCAAGTATTATTTCAATTCAGGATGAACGCTTGGTCAGATTTATTGGTGAAAAACTTTGTTTGGATCAAACTTTGCGCAAGAATAAATACAATATTTTTAAAATGATTTACAAGCCCGCAAGTTTGCATATGTTGTTATCTTTTGTTTGAATAAAAACTGAAATTTAGCATCGATAAATCAATACTAAATTACTATTTTTATCCGAGAACTCAAGTTCTTGAATAAAAATTGAAATTTAATACCACCTTGCAATGATATTAAATTACTATTTTTATTATGAAAGTTTAAACTTTCATAATAAAAATTGAAACTTAAAACTACTCTTTCAAGACTTTTACAATAAAAAGACTATTGCTAAGTTCAAAAAAGCAACAAAAATGGCGTCAGAAGCGATCGTAACCCCGAAGGCCCAAATGATTAGGTGGCTTAAAACCAGACCTTTGGATGACATTTTTGAATTCAAGTGGATCATCGAGACCAAAAATTCGAACACTCACACTTACAGTCTAACTTTGAGTTTAAAATTTGCCGGTGCTCAACGAAAAATCACTATTACGGTAAAATATCCCAGAGAAAACTATTATGACATTGGTGTTTTTCAAATTGAAGAAATTACCGAAGATGCAGTCCATCATGACATTTTCAAAATTGTGAGTAAGACGATTGCATCTCGCAAATTCAGGTTGAATACTTTGATGGACAATTTGGCTGGTCTCATGGCTAAAGCAAAGAAAAATGTACCGGCTTCTAAACATGTGCAAGCAGATCAAGTACCCAAGCGAAGTAATCTCACAGATAAATCTGATAAACCTGCACCACCGATTGCACAAATAACTCCATCAGGATCACGCGATAAGATCATTGTTGTAAATGATAATGAACAAGCTGATTGGGATGACGAAATTGATTTTGAAACCAAAAGTGAAACAAGCAATTGTTCTATCCACTCAGTCAAATCAAAAACATTCTATGTTAATCGTGAACAAGAAACTCTAGTTGATGAAATTCTTAATTATGGAAGTGATACAGTTTCTACAACTTCGACAACTTCCACTGATGCTCAACTCGTTGCAACAATTGTTGATGAAGCTGATGATACTGCTAATTTACCCGGAGAGATTCCGTTACCTGTTGTTCCTTCAGTTGTACCTGTTGAAGAAAAACCTATTGAAATTGAACCTCGAAACAGTGAGTTACAATCTCATTCTGAAGAGCAGAATGATGTTGAACCTGTTGAAGAAATTTCTTCTGTTCCTACACAAAGAGAAGATTGCTCGCCTATACCCAAAACTGAAACGTCAGTAGGAAATGAAACTATGGATGATTTCATTTCGGATCTTCGCACTGAAATTACTGAATCTCAAAATGAAATTATCGAAGCTCCTATTGAAGTTGTGGAAACAAATGTTGAAATTGCAGAAGCTCCGACTGTGACTGAAATTTTGAATTTGGATGAAACTGTTGTTAAAACTGCTGATGGAATGGAAATAATGCTTGTTGCTCCAGCTCAAGAACCTGAAACTAAAACTGAAACCGAAACCGAAATTGATTCTGATAAAGACTATGAAACTTCTTCTGAGAGACTCGATTTTGGGGCTTCAGATAATGGTAGTTCAGGTGCAGTTGAGCCAACTATATTTCGATCCGAGGGATTCATCTCAAATGCCGGAGATGAGTCCCGTTCGTTTCGGAGGCATGAAAATCTTCTCGATCCCGGGGAAAATAGTGCAATCACTGATGGCGATGGTGGCGGCGACATTGGAAGTGATTCTGGAAGGAGAACTAATAACATTGTAATCAATGCCTTTGATGATGAAAGTTTTGATAGTGATTCTGATTTTAATTCCGATGATGACTTTATTCGCATGGGGGAAACTGACCAGTCACCCATTTTTATTGATACATTGACTTCAGAAAAAAAGCCTGAAAAGTTTGCAGAGCCCATAACAAAGGCAAATCTACCAAATTCAATACAAAAGTCACAAGCACTCAATCCAAATTCGATTTATTTTAATTGTGAAGATGATGTTGTTGGTATGTATTACGATATGAAATATTTAATCAAGAAGTCTTTTGATGAAACTGATATCACATCTTTAATTGAATCAACATTAAAAATACATTCAAGTGATAATCTTATTGGTATTTCAGACAGAAAAAAAGGATTCAGTGAAGTGTCACTTGTTAGAGTTATTGCAAATGAAGTTCGAACGTTAATGTCCAATGGAAATGATTTTTATGAATTAGAATTTGTAAAAGGCAATTTGTACAATTGGAATATTAGGTTCAAACCCAAATTCTTTGCCAATTGTAAAAATTGTAGTAGCTCGATCATAACTGATGATGTAGTCGTAAACTTTCACTTGGATGCTAAATTGTACCCATTTTTTCCACCGAAAGTTAGAATTATCGAACCCGTAGTTGACTATGAAACAAGAATTGCTTTTGCAACTATCCCATGTTTATCTTTGGAAAATTGGGGACCGACATCTAATTTGAAACTTGTCATAGATCAAATTGGCAAATTAAGTATCAACGTCATGGCTTCTGAAATCGATGCCCGAATTTATGAACTTCATGGTTTGCTTCTGGACTTGATTATGTGCGGAACATTTGACTTTGTTAAAAAAACATCATCTCCTAGTTCCACAAGCAAGTATACAAAAAAAAAATCAGTCTGGCCAAAAGGTTTAGGATATGGTGGTACTAAAGGTGCATCAAAATGGGACGTTGCTGCTACTCTAAAAATCAAAGACCTACAAGCTAAAATGGTTAGTTTGACTTTGGAGAAAATTTTGTTACAAATCAGCAAAATTTTATTTTCGCAACAAACAACAAAAAGTTCTGACAAAAAAAAAGATTTATTAAATTTGTTAACAGATTCACCTTTCGTTGCAAATATTAGATCTTATTTTTCAGATACGCTCTTAAGAGTTATGTTGGAAGATTTACCTAAATTTAATCTTTTCGTAGATTCTTTGAGAATTTTTCCAAACGATTGCCTTCATGTTTTTAATAGTGAACAAACTTTACTTCAGTTATTGAAACCAATTTATGATGATTGCCAAATTTATCTCAAATTGATCTCAACAAAATCAGTATCTTCAGATAAATCCCAAACAAAATCAATATCTTCTGTAAAGAATTTTGTCAGTTTTTACCACAGATTGGAACTTTATCAAAAATCATCTGAGTCTAAAAATCTTTCTTTATTGGAATCAGACCAATCCCAAGAGAAAACTGATGCGGAACTTTATGTTGAAGTACTAAAACCTCTGCAATTCATCACAGTTTCAGAACCTCCGCCTTCTTCAAAAACAAAACAAAAAGTTCAAACACCAACCGCACAATGTGTAAGTCGTATTGTGGCAGAATTGGCTGAAATGCAAGGTACGAGTAATAGACTACATCTGAATTTTTCATCGGGTGTTTTCTTCAAAAATTATGAAGATGATATTACACAAATGGAATTTATTATTTGTGGAACAGAAGGAACACCCTATGATTCAGGTTGTTTTTTGTTTAGTATGGTATGTCCTCATAACTATCCTACAACCAATCCATATGTTACAATTTTGACAACTGGTAATGGAAGCGTCAATTTTAACCCAAACTTATTTTCACATGGTTTAGTTTGTTTATCTCTTTTGGGTACATTGTCAGCTGATCGTAGTGAATCATGGATCCCTGGAACATCGAATATGATGCAAATTATTTTATCGATACAATCTTTGGTTATGAATTCTGAACCATATCTCAACAGTCTTGCCCATTTGGAAAATATGACTCCAAAATTAGAACAGGAAAGTTTGAATTACAGTGCAACAATTATTGCAAGTACTATGAAGTTTGCGATTACAGAGCAAATTTTGAATCCACCGCACGGCTTTGAAGAAACAATTAAACAGCACTTCAAAATAAAATCTTCTTACATTAAGGCTCGATATGATCCCCAAATTTTAATCAAAACATACGAATCCGTAAGTAAAAACATAAAGACCTTCCAAAAAGTATACGATGATATGTGCCAAGCTTTGGACAGTATTTAGGCTAAATTTAACTTTTATTAATTTTGTAAAAAATTTTTTGCGAAATTAAAATAAAAATTGCTGATCAAAACACTGATTTAAGTTATTGAAACATATTAATACTAGGAACCATATCAACATATAAAATGGACGATCGACCAGTTGTAATTTATGGAGATAGTTTGAACAGCAAATGTTTAGCATATGTAATTAATCTATCTCAACTAGATGCAAATTTTATCAAATGGTTCGAAAGTTTCGATTTTAACTCTCTAAAAGGAAAAGTGGTTTATGTTTGTGAATTCAATTACAGATATCCATATGATTTGCACTTAATTGCATCCAAAATTGTAATTGTTGGTTGTCACAAAAGTTTAACTAGCATGTGGTCTAGAGCTTCATTTTTGAATGAAAATATTGACCTAGTATTCGATGACGATAGTTCTGAAATATCTGATATTGAATTTGCTTGGAATTATTTTTTCCCTAGAAAAACAGAAGATGAACAAATTATTTGTCCTGAAATTTTAACTAAATTTATCAATTTTGACATTGATATTTGTGTTTACATGAGAACCTTACCAGAAGACATTTGCAAATGGTCTAATATTAACCACGGAGAATTTTCTGGAGTAAAAAACTTAACAATAAAACTTATTTGTGAAGCAGAACATCTTGCGAAAAATACTGCGAGTTATTATTTGCACAATGTTGCGAACAAAACTGTATTTGTGACATATGTTAATGTTCAGGCTTCCCAATACATAAATCCATTTTTATTGGAAGAAATTTATAGAGAATTTCCACATGCAGATTGTTTAGCTTGTTGGTTTTATGATGATGTGCATGACAAAACTTTTTATAAATTATTTTCAGCAGATTTCAATGTAAGTTTGATTGCAGAACAATACCAAGGAAGTGGTTATTTTAATGAAGCTGAATTGGAATATAGCGGAAATATTTATCCTATGGATTTCCAAAAAGTGGCAACATTTGATATTGTTGACATTTTAGATAAGATTACCAAACATCAAATCAGGTTCCAAACTGTTGTTGGAAATTGTGCACTTCTGAAAGCCAGCGAAGAGTTTTCTGAAGATTATGTCAGACCTCATCTTCTGAATTTTATCCAAAGAAAGTGTGAAGACTGTTTGTTTATTATGTTCCAAATTCTTTTAGAAGAGGAAGATCAATATGAATACAGGCTGTTTGTTAATGACAAATATGTTATCACTGATGAAAATATGCATGAACAAATGGCAAAACTTGGTTTATTTGCAGGATCAGTAAGACATGTATCTTTCACAACAAAACTTGAATTTGAACAATTACCCTTACAAATTGAAGAGGATTATGTTGTTTCGTTTGACGATGAAGAATTTATTGAAGAAGACGATCATATTGAAAATGCGATTGATAGTCTAACACTTGAACTTCCACATCGTAATTGCTGCCAAAATGAACAATGTGTATGTGGAGAAATTCAAGAAGAAATTCAAGAAGAAATTGATGATATGAATGATACATCCAGTGTAATCAGTATTTAAAAAATTTTATTTGAGAAATTTTATTTGAGAAATTTATTTTCTTAAACAAAATCCAAATTTGTAATTAAAATTTAAAATTTAGTGTTTAGGCATTTCCAAAATTCTTGAACATGTTAAATATTGATCCGTTAGATGCAGCTTTTAGTGCAGCGGCATCCATTTTTTTCGGTGGGAATATCACAACATAAATAATACCAGCAATGATACCTGATAAATGACCTTCGAAACTGATACCGGGAATGAATAATTGAGGAATAATAGACAAAGCCAAACCAAACAATGATAAACCAACCTTTTCTGCCATGGCCACAATATAAACGACAACCAAACCAAAAATAACTCCTGAGAATCCAACAGTAAGTCTTTTTCTCGAAGGGAATAATTTTTGGATAATCCATAAAATAATTGTTGAAACAATCCAAATAAACAAAATCGTTAGGAAATATTTTCCAGAACCCATGTAACTTTCTAAGAAAGACAAACCTAAGAAACTGATACCATTAGCCAGCAAATGAGTCCAGCTTGCATGATAAAGGGCTCTGGCTGGGAAATTTAACCAATCAGTTCCAAAGTTGTACATGTTAGCTTTGGTAACATAGATAATTAGCAATATACCTAATATGATATATGTAACAATAGGCATTATAGCTATACTTACCAATTATAAATTTTATCGCATTTATTAGTACTGTGAAGGATGGCTGCTTTACCAACGAATTCATCTAAAACAAAAAAAGAACATTGTGAATCACCAAAACTTCATTTTATTACACCAATCGCGATTCCGCCGCCATTTTCTTTAAATGGAGAATCTATTTCTGTTCGACCTTCGATAGATTTGAAAGAATTAGAACTCAAAATTATTGAAGATGGTCTCGACAAACTATCAAATCTAAATATTGAACAAAATCAGACTGAAAAAACCAATGTGAAAATTACATCCATAACAAGAAAAAAGAAGGTTCTCACAAAAACGGATGCAGATTCTTCGAGAAAATCTGATATACTTTTAGTAAATTCAGAAGTAATGGATATCAAATCAGAAATTTCGAAAGCAGAGGATTTGCGAACTATTGAATCTGATATTAGAAATTATGACATAACTCTTCCTAGTACTCATTCAATTGATATAATTGGTAAAATGGAGCCAGTAGATGCACCTTATATATTGGATATATCTGACATACCGGATACAGTGATCACAATCGATGACGAGTTCTTGAAAAAAGAGACTTTGCCGGTATCAGAGCCTGGACCCAATTGTTCGAACAACAAACCTTTGTCTATCGATGTTCTGAATGAAAACTTTGAAGTTGTTACAAATTTGCAAAAAGGGAAAAAACTTCAAATTGCGGATGGAATTTATTTCAAATCGGATGATCGACATGCTCAATTTTTGGCGCGTTATTTGAGTGGTGATTCAAAAGATGCTATTGCTGATCTTATGGAACATATGTATAGTGAGACAGAACGACATGTTAAAAAGATCAGAGAAGACATCAGACAAAATATTTGCGTGGATATTAACATAACTTTACTCCATGGCTTTTTGACTAAAATGCATGCTTTTGTTCACACACTGGATAATGTTAAGAGCACATATGAAAATCATTCAAATATTTGTGCGAAGTTCAATATTATCAAAGCAAAATTTTTGGATTTTAGTGCAGTATTGTTCCGAGAACTTATTTTGTCCAATAGCCAATAATGCTATTGAGTTTTTCAATAACTATTGATAATAACTATTGAAAAATAAAAAAATTGCAAAAACAGATTAGCTGTTAAACTCTATAAAAGGTATTATGCAACTTTCAGCTTTCCTGAATTCCAGAAAGAGCAAAGCTCTTATCAAATACATTATTTTTGAGAAACAGTGCTTCCAAAAATTTTTTGTTCCTATTTTTTCCCAAAGGAACAAATAGAACACTCTAAAAGCTCAATCTTCGATCTTCGATCTCCCAATCTGTTCTATAGTTGGCAGACTGAGCAATTGTAAAACTAAGTCGAATAATAACTTCAACACTAAAATTAATGTCTTACACTAAGAAGCCAGATGTACGCATTGGTTTTGGATTTTGGACATCATTGATGGGCATTATGCGAGCAAAAAAAATCCACTGCCAGATGGTGTTTCCAGAACCGGTGATCAACAAGAAAACTGGTGAAACGCAACACGAGCCCTGGACACGACCCCTTGATCGCACAGTGATTGACAAGAAAACGGGTAAAAAAGCAATTTTTGTGCAAAATGGACAAGTTTACTACAAACTCCTTGATGAGCTCGATGATGAATGCGAGCATTCCATTTTGGGAGCTTTTTCTTTGTCACCAGAATCTATTAGATGGATGTCCGGAGTTGATAGCAAGAGCTACTCCGAAACCGAAACCGAAACTTGTGCTTCAACAGACACGGCATCTGTAGAGAGCACTACAGACACTGAAACCAAAACTTCTGTTTCAGTTTCGCTCAACGACATGTACAATCGCACCAAATGTATCCCGTACATTGAACAACATGTGTTGTCCAGCATATTCAAAAGGCCTACCAAGCTTTTCTACGAGGTACCAAGTTGCAATGGTATCTTCATTCACGAGTCTGTTGTTCCATTGATTCTTGCACGGATTGTCCATCATAACCCAAATCTTTACTGGGCAATTTTGAGATTTTTTTCCAGAAGTTATTGGAACACTTTCTTGAAGAATCTCGATCCGATCACCTACGAAAACTATTCGTTTACACGCTTGGAAGAAATAAAACCTGTTTCTGCAGGAACAACAGCAACACATGTGCCCCAAAAGCCAATTGTCCGAACAACAAACTTGACTCAAAAACCTGTGACAATAAATTTGGCCACCAAGAAAGAGACTGTCGGAGTCAAATCTGTTCAAGAAGTCGCAAAAACAATTCAATCAGTGCCTTTGCCTCCTGCAAAATGCATTCCACCCCATATTGTACAATGGGATTTCAGTGAAATCAGCGAAACCAAAGTCAAGTTTCCTTCTGGACCAAAACCAGTACCAGCACCACAAGCACCTCC